TTAGAACCGAATATAATTTATTTGATGTATCTACCGCAGATTTTAGTGGAAGTAAAGTTAAAGTTAATAGAGAGTATTTGGATGTATTACCATCATTAAATCTTTCATACAATTTAGAAAAAACGAAGTATAGATTTTCATTAAGTAAAACATTAGCAAGGCCGGAGTTTAGAGAAGTAGCTAATTTTGCTTATTATGATTTTGTAAGAAACGCACAATTATTGGGTAATCCTAAATTAGAAAAATCTGACATATATAATTTAGATTTGAAATGGGAATTATATCCAAAAGTAGGAGAGAACATTTCAGTATCCCTATTTGGTAAGAACTTCATAAAACCAATTGAGCAAGTAGTAGCTGATGGTTCAGTTCCATCAAACTTATTATTAACTTACTCAAATCCTGATAACGCATATCTTTATGGTGTTGAATTAGAGTTCCGTAAAAAGGTAACTGAGTGGTTTGATTTTTATACAAACGCTTCGGTAATGAATTCCGAAGTAAATGTTAAAGGAGTTAAAAGACAATTACAGGGGCAATCAAACTATGTATTAAATGGTGGTGTGAATATACATAAAAAGAAAAACACACTTAACATAACTTACAATAGAGTAGGTGATAGAATATCAGCAATAGGATTTCAGGGTTATCCAGACATTTTTGAAAACAGCAGAGATGTATTGGATGTTACCCTTTTACATAAATTAAATAAAGGTGAAATAAAATTGGCAATAGGTGATGTGTTAGGCCAACCATCAATCTATTATCAAAAGTTACAAAACCGAAATTTGATAAAAACAAACAACGAACGAACAATTTCTTTAACATTAAATTTGAATCTATGAAAAAATTATTAGGGCTTATTTTGGTATTAGGATTATTCAGCTGCAAAAAAGAATTAGGTGGCGATGTAACGCCTATCAATGTTCCAACTACAACAACATTAAGTGGAAACATTAACACAACAACAACTTTAACATCGGACAAGACATGGACATTAAAAGGATATGTATATGTAACTGATGGTGCTAAACTTATTATCCAACCGGGTACAACAATTGTTTCTGATATTGCAGAGAAAGGTGCATTAATTATTGAAAGAGGTGCACAACTAATTGCAGAGGGAACTTCTACAAAACCAATTATATTTACATCAGGTAAAGCAGTTGGTGAAAGAACACCTGGTGATTGGGGTGGTGTTGTATTGTTAGGTAGAGCAACTACTAATAGAACTTCCGAACCAACTATTGAAGGCGGCATTGGTAGACCTTATGGTGGTACTAACGATTTAGATAATAGTGGTATTCTAAAATATGTAAGAATTGAATACGCTGGTATCGCAGCAATGCCAAACTCTGAAATCAACGCACTAACATTAGGTGGAGTTGGTAGTGGGACAATCATTGAGAATGTTCAAACTATTTACGCTAACGATGATGCATTTGAATTTTTTGGTGGAACTGTAAATGCAAAAAACTTATACGCTTATGCAACTGCGGATGATGATTACGATTTTGATTTTGGATATAGAGGTTCAGTATCGTATTCAGTTTCAAAGAGAGACCCACAATTCGTAGATGCTGGTGATGCTGGAAATGGTGTAGAATGTGATAATGATGGAACAGGTACATCTGCACAACCATTTACACATCCTAAATTAGATAATATGATTTTAGTTGGACCATTTGATGTGGCTTCATTAGCAAACCATAATTTAGGTTTAAGATGGAGGAGAGCAACTCAATTCACAATTACTAACTCAAAGATTGTTGGATATCAAAAAGGGGGATTCTCAATGGAAAGTAATGAAACTGCACAAGCATATAAAGATGGTGTAAGTAAATTCCAAAACAATGAGGTTCAGGCGTATGACCCATTATTAAATTTCAAATCAACATCAATTGTATTTACTGCAGCTGATATGAAGGCAAAAGCTTTATCAGAAGGTAACAAACAAGTATCTTATACAAAAGCTGAAATGGAAATATTATCCAAACCAATATGGATTAGTGGTTGGACTAGATTTCCAACAAAAGGTAATTAATAACAAAATAATATGATAACCCCCACTTAATCGGTGGGGGTTTTTTATTTATAATGATAAAATTCTATATTTATATAAAAAGTAAGAATGTATGAAAAGTTTATTCGTTTTATTAAGTTTTTGTTTGGTAAGTCTTGTTGCAAGTAGTCAGAATATAGGTTCAACTAAAACAGAACAATACAAAGCAAGTTTTGAAACAAAAGTGGACATAAGCCAATATATGGATTATGACGGGCCTACCATTCCAATTCAAATTTTAAAATGTGGTATAAGTGAAGAAATGTACGAACAATATCCGGAACTTAAAGAAAAACGTGTCGGTCTCGGTGTGGCTAATATTACATTGGAGTATCTTAGTAATCTTAATAGATTTACATTTACAGAAGATAAAACTGAAATTAAAAATCGCATGGTTAAGCAGTTTCAAGCATCGCAGAGCGGTATATCGCAAGATAAGCTCGATGGTAGGGGTAAAATTAGATTAGCACATTATTTCGTAGAGATAGAATGTTATGATTATTCAGTATCAGAAGATGAGACAGTAAATTTAAGTAATGGTGTTAAAAATATGGTGGTTACTCGTATTGGTTTACAAGTTAGATTTACCGATGCAGAGACAGGTGAGATATTTGCAGCAAGTGGATTAGGAGAAGCAACAACTAAAAGAGAATTAACTTTTCTTTCAGATGCAACGGTTGATGAGGTTAAATTCAATCAATCAACAATTTCAATAGCAACTAAAAAGGCATTGGATATTGCGTGTGCAAGAATATTAGGTAGAATGATTAAAAAAGGTATTTACACAAAATAAAATTTATACAAATGGGAACAGCACCAAAGAAAAAAAGAGCAATGCGAAGTAAACGTTCTGGAGTTAAAACAGCAGAACAAATAAAGAAGAACTTAGCTATCTTAGAAAAATTGAAATAGTGAAAACTTACGATGTTATAGATGTACCTCAAAATGACCCATGTGAAAATTGCACACCATGTTTAAGATTACGATTGATGGATATGGGATTTATAACAGGACAAAAAATTGAAATAGAAGAAAAAAGATTGGGATTATGGATAGTTAATATGATTTCAGAAAATGGTAACCAAGAACAAACCTTCGCATTAAGACCAGAGGAATTGGATAGAATATGTTTAAAGGAGATAATATGAAAAAATTTTTATTGATTAGTGGATTAACTATTGTGTTAGTCTTAATATGTGCAGTTATGTTAAATGCACAAGTTAGTAGCTGGAGACAAACAGGTGGAAGTGTTCCGGCATCATCACAAACATCACAATCAACTCAAACAAGAGTTCAACCATCTATACCACAACAAAATAATGTGAGTAGTTGGAGAAACAATCCACCACAAGAATCACAACCAAACCAACGTGGTAGAGTTGGTATTCAAAATTGGAATAGAAATAATCAGTTTGGTTACTATTGGGGAAATTGGGGATGGTATCAACCATTTCCTTACATTTGGTATGATGATTTTGGATGGAGACAAAGAAGTATAATTCACATATACGAAAATGGCAAAAGAGATACTATTAGAAAAGAACCAGTTTATACTGCATTTGGATTAGGATATACAAATAACAAACAGGCATCATTTTGGGGATTAATAGGTGGTAAAAAATCATATTTCATTATGGATTATGTAATGACTTATGCAATAGACCAAAATCAATACTATCCATATGGCCAAATTAACAACGTTGATTTTACACTTAGTAAAACCGATTGGAAAAAAGAATCAACTTTCTATATTGGTGGTGGTAAACGAATTAATAAATTGGGAATACATGGTATGATAGGATTTGGTAGTGAAGTTATTAGATGGCAAGGTAAAGATGACTTAGGTGGTATATCATTTCCAAAATCAAATACAAACTTTACTACATTCAAAATTGGACTAACAAGAGACTTTAAACTCTTTACCATAAAATTAGATACAGACCCTATAAGGGGTTACACACAAATCGGAATCGGACTAAGTAATAACTAATGAAGAAATGGCTAGTAACTATTTTATTATTAATTGTTACAACTTTAACTGCATTTAGAGCAGACGGTCAAACTATTACCCAAACTTATATAGACCCATGTGACCAAAAGGTATATGTGGTTGTAATTCCATTCGGACAAAACCAAACTATTGCAGTTATTAGAGGTAAATCTAAAATTGTAACATTGGCAGATATTAGTAGTGGTGCATTCCAAATATGGGTCAATAGTATATTCGCAACACCTTGTCCACTAAACGATAATATAAGATTAGCACAGGAAGCTGCCGCAAGAGCAGCCGCAGATGCCGCAGCGAGAGCCGCCGCTGACGCCGCCGCAAAAGCAGCCGCAGATGCTGCATCAAAAGCTGCAGCAGATGCCGCAGCAAAAGCTGCATCGGATGCAGCAGCAAAAGCAGCCGCAAGTGCCGCGAGTGGAGCAGCGAGTGGAGCTGCATCATCTGCCGCAAGTGGAGCTGCAAGTTCTGCCGCAACACCACCAATAAACATTGCACCACCACCACCCCCTCCACCCGTAGTTACCGCTCCACCACCTGCAAGTGGAAGTTCATCCCCACCACCTGCAAGTGGAAGTTCATCCCCACCACCTGCAAGTGGTAGTAGTTCATCAAGTAGTTCATCATCAACGGAAGCAAAACCTGCGGAAGCAAAGCCGGCTGAAACTAAATCGGACAAACCTGCTGAACAAAAAACAGAGGAAAAGAAAACTGAAGCTAAAACAGAAGAAAAGAAAGAAGAAGCTAAAACCGAAGAAAAGAAATCAGAAGAAAAAAAGACTGAGGAGAAAAAGGAAGAAGCTAAAAAAGAGGAAGAAAAGAAAGAAGAAGCTAAAAAAGAGGAAGAGAAAAAGAAGGAGGAAGAAAAGAAAAAAGAAGAAGAAAAAAAGAAAAAACAAGAGGTAACAAATCCAACACTATTGGCATCTGATATAAGTGTTATGGAAGCAACTCCAGGTAGTTTTTTAGCATCTATATCTATGGGACTTAGTAAATCATCGTTAGCAGGTGATGTAAGTTATAGTGCGGGATTGATGGTGAATAGCAATTTAAGTTCAATCGTAATGACGGGTGGTATAACAAAAATGGGAATGACGGATGATGGACAATTAGATGCAATACATTCATACGGAACTGGAATTGCATACTTAGGTGGAAACTATATGAATTTATTAGGATATACATACATCAAACCAACTGCAAAAAAAGGAACATATGGTTATAATGTGGGTGTAATCAATCTACTCCTTAAAAACGATGAGACGGGTGGGTTTGAATACAATATGGCTACATCGGCAATCGTGTTTTGGACTAAACCTTATCAGTATAATAAAAAATTAACAATATCACCACAGGTATTTACAATGTTTGCACCTATAAGTTATAATAGTGCAACGGGTGTAACAACAGTTAATAGACATATGGGATTTTTATTAGGTACAGCATTTGACTATAAAATTAGTAAGAGATTTGGATTTTCAGCTAACTACAAATTAAGTGGAAATACGAAAGCATTTTCTGACTTTTTAAGTAATTTTCAGATAGGCTCTAGAATGATATTATAATTTTTTATAATATATAAGTGATATTCTCTCTATTTTTTGGTAAATTAAGTAAATAGTCGTATATTAGAGTATATGGCAAGAGTAAGTTATTCACAATACACAATGTGGGCAAATTGTCCACAACAATACAAGTTAGCATACATAGATAAACTAAGTGAGTCTAAATCAAATATCAATATGGTATTTGGGACAGCCATGCACGAAGTTTTGCAACATTACCTTACGGTTTTCTATGGTGTAAGTAAAAAACAAGCAAATCAATTAGACCTAAACCTAATGTTATTAGAATCTCTTAAATCTAATTTTAAGAAGGAACAAGAGAAGTTTAGTGATGGTGAAGTAGTTTGTACCAAAGAAGAATTAGAGGAGTTCTATGGGGATGGTATTGAGATTTTAAATTGGTTTAGGAAACATGGTGATAGATTGTTCTCAAAGAAAGGATGGGAGTTAGTAGGAGTAGAAAAACCACTTAACTTAAAAGTAAAAGAGAATGTAAGTTATATGGGATTCATCGATGTACTTTTGAAGCATAAAGAAAGTGGTGAATATTATATTATAGATTTTAAGACAAGTAGAGGTGGTTGGACAAAAGATATGAAGAAGGATAAAACCAAAATCAATCAATTATTACTTTACAAATATTTCCTATCTATTCAGTATAAGATAGATATTGAAAAAATTAAAGTAGAATATCATATCATCAAAAGAAAGATAAACAAAGATTACGAATTTCCAATTCCACATATGTCAGCATTCGTACCTGCGCATGGAACTAATACTACATTAAAAGGATATAAGGATTTTATGCAGTTTGTAGATTCAGTATTTTTAGAGGATGGTAATTATAATTTACAAGCAAATTTTGAGCCAGTTCCCGGTGAGAAAAATAAAAATTGTAGATGGTGTGAATTTAAAGAGAGAAAATTGTGTTCTTTATTTAAATAGTTATATATATATACATATATAAAACAAAAGGAAAATATTATGGCAGACAAAACACAATTAACATCTGTAAAAATATTAACTGATTTATACAAATCCTTTAAGATTCATACGATAACTGACGGGATTACGTTACAAAAATTAGTTAATAGAAGTTTAAACCTATATATGACAGATAATTCATATAGAGACAATTTAACAAAACATTCAGAGTTACAAGTAAGTGGTTCACAATTTTAATGAAATAAAATAAGTTATGGCAAAAAAGAAAATCCTGTTATTGGCAGATGATTTAAGAATGAGTAGTGGTATTGCTAATATGAGTAAACAATTAGTAATGGGTTCACTACAACACTATGATTGGGTTCAATTGGGTGCAGCAGTAACACATCCAGAAGAAGGTAAAATTTTAGATTTATGTGATGATGTTCGTGGTAGAACCGGAATTGAAGATGCATATCTAAAAATTTATCCATCAACAGGGTATGGAACGGCAGAAAAGTTAAGACAAATATTAGAAATTGAAAAACCTGATGCTATTCTACACTTTACAGACCCGAGATATTGGATATGGTTATATGATATTGAACATGAAATCAGACAACATACACCAATATTCTTTTACCACATTTGGGATGATTTACCAGACCCTAAGTACAATAGAGATTACTACGAAAGTTGTGATTGGATAGGTACTATTTCAAAACAAACATTTGGTATTACAAATAGAGTTTGGAGTTTAACCTCAAAAGATAGATGGAAACAACCTGAAAATTGGCAAGTGAGTTATGTACCACATGGTATTAATCCGGAAGATTATAAAGTAGCAGATGTACCTGCCGATTTCAAAAAGAAAATATTTGGGGATAAAACATATGATTTCGTATTGTATTGGAGTAATAGAAATATCAGACGAAAACAACCGATTGAAGTTATATACGCATTCAAAGAATTTGTAGCAACACTTTCACCTGAGCAAGCTAAAAAGACCGTATTGTTAATGCATACCCAACCGGTGGATGATAATGGTACAGATTTACCTAGAGTTATTGCAGATTGTGCACCTGAAATCAATGTAGTATTTGATACAGGTAGATGGAATGAAACTGAATTAAACTATCTTTATAATATTGCAGATGTTACAATTAATATAGCATCTAACGAAGGATTTGGATTAGCAACTGCAGAATCTATTATGGCAGGAACACCAATTATAGTAAATGTAACGGGTGGTATACAAGACCAATGTGGATTTGTATTCCAAAATGAAGATGTGCATGGCAATTGGGATTATACAAGACCATCGGATTATGTTAAGTGGGGTACTCTACATGATTGGAGATTATGGAAAGATAAATTAAAGTGGGGAGATTGGGTAACACCGGTTTGGTCAACATCTCGTTCATTTACAGGTTCAGTACCTACACCTTATATATTTGAAGACCATATTGATTATGTTGAAGTAGCAGATTCAATCCGTCATTGGTATGATATGAGTAGAGAACAAAGAAAAGAAAAAGGAATATTAGGTAGAGATTTTGCACTAGGAGTTGGTGGATTAAGTGTACAAAATATGTGTCAAACTTTAATCAATGGAATGGATGGTGCATTTACGAATTGGAAACCTAGAAAAAAATACGAATTATTCAAAATAAAATAAGTTATGGCAGAAATTAAAAAACCTTTAGTAGTAGTTCAAGGACCGGTAGCAACGCGAAGTGGTTACGGAGACCATAGTAGAGATTTAGTTAGAAGTTTAATTAGTTTAGATAAATACGATATTAGAATTGTATCAATGAGATGGGGTAGTACTCCTATGAATGGTCTAAATGCAAAAAATGATAGTGATAAACAAATCATAGATAGAATTGGATTACCTATTGATAGAACACCCGATGTGTTTATTCAAATTACAGTTCCTAATGAATTTGAAAGAAAAGGAACATATAATATCGGTATTTCAGCAGGTATAGAAACAACGGTTTGTCCTATTGATTGGATACATGGTTGTAATAAAATGGATTTGATTATAGTTCCATCTGAATTTTCTAAAGATGTATTAATAAAAACATCGTATGTAGAAAAAAATAATCAAACACAACAAGTTATTAATAATTTCAAAATTACAAAACCAATTGAAGTTCTATTTGAAGGATTTAATGATGCAACATTTGGTGCGGCAGAAGTTCCATATATTACGGAATTAGATGCAATCAAAGAAGAGTTTGCATTCTTAATTACCGGGCACTGGTTACAAGGTCAATTAGGACATGATAGAAAAGATATTGGAATGACAATCAAAAGTTTTTGTCACGCTTTTAGTAATGAAAAACAAAAACCAGCATTGGTATTAAAAACATCATCCGCTGGGTTTAGTGTAAGAGATAGAGAAGATATGGCGGGCAGAATAGAAACACTTACAAATGAATTTGGTGATAAGTGTCCTTCAATCTATTTACTACATGGTGATTTAACTGAAACCGAAATGCATGGGTTATATGAACATCCAAAAGTAAAAGCAATGGTATCATTTACACATGGTGAGGGATTCGGCAGACCTCTATTAGAATTCAGTTTGACGGGTAAGCCGGTAATTGCATCTAATTGGAGTGGTCATTTAGATTTCTTAAAAAGTGGTGCAGTATTATTAGAGGGTGAATTAAAACCCGTAGATAAATCGGCACAAAATCAATTTATTATAGATGGTAGTCAATGGTTTTATGTAAATTATTCTAATGCAATTAATAAGTTAAAAGATATTTATAAGAACTACAACACATATAAAGTTGAATCTAAAAAATTGGGTAAGTATAATAACGAAAATTTTAGTTTACAAAAAATGACTAAATCATTTGACACTATTTTAACTCAATATGTTCCAACAATAAAACAATTTATACCATTGAATTTACCAACCCTTACTAAGATAAATGAATCAGATACATCATTATAGAAAATATTTTTATAAAGAAATAGTAACCTCTATTAATGAAGTTAAGAATGGCGGATTTTATAGATTATATGGTTACAAATATGAAGATACAGGAGTAAGTGAATCATATAGTGCCGCAACAACCCCATTGTTATTGGTATTAGGTAAAAATTCACAAAAAGGATTGATACATTGTATAAAATTAAATGAACTACCATTAACTAGATTTTTAAAATTATATGATGATATTCAAAACCAAGCATACACTCGTGAATTAATTAAAGAAATCGAAGATAAAGATGCAACGTTTAATGAAAATTTAGGATATGACACGGGTAGGAAAGCAATCTTAATTGATAAAAGTGGTAGAACCTTTTATAAAAAATCAGTTAAAAATAATAGAGATTTGCAAAAATATGATGTATATCGCACTTACAAAAAGAAAAATGTAAAGATGATTAAAGAGTTGTATTTTGATGTATCTAAACTAAAACCAAAATTAGGATTCAAAAATTTTAATACAGATGAACAAGAAATAATATAATATGAAAATAAGTTATGCAATTACGGTTGTAAATGAAATAAAAGAAATACAAACATTATTACCACTACTAATAGAAAACAAAAGAGAAGTAGATGAAATTGTTGTTCAATATGATAATCAAAAAGTGACGGTTGAAGTACTTGAATATCTTAATGATTTGACATTTGACAAAAAAATTGATAAAACAATTGGATATCCTCTGAATGGAGATTTTGGAACATACAAACAACATCTTACACAAAATTGTACGGGTGACTGGATATTCCAATTAGATGCAGACGAAACAATAGACCCAATATTAATACAGGGATTATCAAATATATTAGAAGGTAATGATACTATTGAAATGTTTTTTATTCCTAGAATTAATATAGTGAATGGATTAACAGAATCACATATTCAAAAATGGAGATGGAATGTAAATGAGAAAGGATGGGTAAATTTTCCTGATGTTCAAGGTAGATTATATCAAAACAAACAATCTATTTTTTGGGCAGGTAAAGTACATGAACAATTACAGGGATTTGAAAGTTATACAATATTTCCACAAGATGAAACATATTGTATTAAACACATTAAAGAAATAGAAAGACAAGAAAAACAAAATGCTCTTTACGAAACGTTATAATGAATTGGATAATTTTCACAACCGAATGTAGTGGTAAAACAACATTTTGTTCACTAAACAATAATAAATTAAAAGATTATGATTTAGTGGATTGGGATGTGATAAAAGCATTACCAAATGGTGAATATGAAAATGAAATATTATTAATAGATGTTATGTTAGAATTGGTTAATAAAGATAATCAGATTTATTTAACAAATATATTTCCACCAAACTTTATATTAGAGTGTAAACATTATTATAAAAATATTAAATTTGGAATAATTAATTTGAAAGAAGAAGAATTAAAAATACAAATTAAAAGTAGACATAACCCAAATTATAATTCAAATTACATTATTGAAAAAAATAATGAATTAAAAAAAATAGTTGATAAAAAAAATACATTTAAAAGTTTTAAAAGTTTTAAAGAATTTAAAGAATATTTTGAACCATCATTAATTAATATCAAACCGATGGTACAAAGAATAATAAGATTATGAAAGAAGTAAGTGTAGTTTGTACAAGTTGTAATAGACCAGATTTGTTAGAGAAAACATTAGAAAGTTTTTTCAAATATAACACATATCTAATTACCGATTTCAATGTAATTGATGATAGTGCTGTAATTGGTTGTAATGACCATTTAAAAGAAAAATTCCCATCGGTAAGTTTTTGGTACAACAAAACTAATATAGGACAAGTTGCAAGTATAGATAAAATGTATGGATATGTAATTACTCCGTATGTTTTTCATATGGAAGAAGATTGGGAATTTTACAAAGAAGGATTTATAGAAGCTTGTTTAGAAATTATAGATTTAGATGATAAGATTATTTGTGTTCAAACAAGAGACCCAAATGATATAGGGCATCCACTTTTACCTGATGTATATTTAACTCCAATGGGAAATAAAGTACAAAGAGTAAGTTGGGGATTTGATGGACATTGGCACGGATTTACATTCAATCCTGCACTAAAGAAAATGAAAGATTATCCAGAAGATGGGTATAAACCAATAGGTAGAGAATTAGAATTAAGTAAATATTATTATTCATTAGGATACTTTGCTATGGCATTTACAGAAGGATATTGTAAGCATGCTGGGTGGGGTAGACACATAAAAGATGTAGGCGAATGAGTTACGAATTAAAAGACATTTCAGTAGTAATACCAAGTTATAATAACTTAGAGTATTTAAAATTAGTATATAAATCAGTTAGAGATATTTCTGACGATATTGAAGTTATACTATATGGGGATGGGTGTAATGATGGAACAAATGAATGGTTATTATCATTAAAACATACAAATACAATTACCCACATATATAGTGAAAAACTTGGACATCCTGTTTTATACGATTATGGATTTCAAATAGCAAGTAGACCTGTAATAGGGATTTTGCACGCAGATATGATAGTTCACAAAAATTTCTTTGAGAATATTTTGAAGTATGTGGGAACAAATAAAATCGTATGTGGTATGTGTGTAGAGCCACCAATTCATCCAGCAGGTAAGGAAAAATATCAATTAGATGCAGGTACATATCCAAATGAGTTTAATCAATCTAAGTTTGATGAGTTCTATGAAACGATAGAAAAAAATACAACTAACAATGGTATATTTGCACCTTGGTTTGTATTGAAAGATGAGTACATTAATATATTAGGTGGACACGATACAAATTTTCAAACAATCGAAGATGTTGATATTTTTCATAGAATGGTAATTGGTGGATTTGATATTATACAAAGTAGAGATGCATTAGTTTATCATTTTACACAAAGAGGGCATAAATTTGAAGGTGGTGATTTACAAAAAGTACAAGATGATTATCAAAGTAGAATAGATACCGATACAAAAAAATATATTAGAAAATGGGGGTGTATATGGTATTTTGATATAAATCACAAACCAATTCCAATGCCAAAATATAACATTGGGTTAATCATTTATAATGCACCACAAGATTTAGTTATATTTTTAGAACCATACTTTACAACTATATACACTAATAATTTGGGTCAAGTTGAGGGTGTTAGTAAGTTAAAAGATATTAATGATGAACTTACCAATGATAGTTTTGTGACAATAAATGCAGAACATCTAACAAACGAAAACATAGAATTTTTAATGAAAGTACCATATGTATTAAAACAAAATACACAAATTGGGCAATTCAAAATAGATATATTTAATCTATATATAAAAAACTACAATGAATATCAGAATGAATTAATTAAAGTAAATTAATCTTATATTTATATATTAGAGGAAATAACTATGACAACAAACAATAGTGTAACAACTAAACCGGAAGTACCAACCGAAGATGATTTTGAAGGAATGCCATCAGCCGCAATTACAGGTGTAAGTGCAGAAAACACAAACGAAGGACCATTAGGCACAATGAGAGATACAAAACCTACTCCAACAAATGATATTTTGTGGAAAGCAACAGGTAGAGTATGTGAAGGTAGAGGAATGACAGAAAGAGTTAAGATGTATGAAAAGAAAGGTGGTGGATGGAGAATGGGTAAGCATGTTGATGAAACTGTTTATACAACACTAAGTGAATTCTATAAAAACGAAATCAAACCTAGAAAAGAAGCAAAAGAGTTAATGGTTAAAAGAAGATTAACTCCAGAAAGTATATTAAGAGAAGAAGAACCGGGTGGTGATGTAGTAGCAAGTAATGGTACACAAGACCACGAAGTTTCAATGGCAAAGGCATCATTGGTGAGTATTGGTAAAGCAGTAAATGATTTAATGGGTAGATTGGGTGATACCGAAAAAGATATTCCAGGATGGATACAAGACCATATCACAAATGCCGAAAACTATATTGTTCAGGCATCAAAAGGATATTATGACCAGGAAGATAAAAAATTAGGAAACAACATTCCAAAACCTGAAAATCAAACACAATATTCAAATGGAAAATAAAGAATTACAACAATACATACAAGACGTTATCCACTTACAAACTCAAGTTAAGTTCTTTCATTGGCAAACTAAAATCTATGCAAAACATAATGCATTAGGTGATTTATATGATACGATTTCAGGTAACATAGATGAATTTGCAGAAATTACAATGGGAAAATATGGTAGAATCGCAGTGGATGGTTTGAGTTATACTTTCATCAATGTTTCCGATGAAAATGTAATTAGTGTAATAGATGGTGGTATTGATATTTGTACAAAAATAACAAGTGCATTAGATGCAAAAGTAGATACTGATTTACTTAATTTGAGAGATGAATTATTAGGTTCATTGAATAAAACTAAGTATTTATTAACTTTAAAATAAGTTATGTATAAGATATTAGCGGTTGGTACTTCATTTACACATGGATTAGCGTTACACTTCTATAAAAGAAAAGAACTAGGATTACCATTAGATTTTAATACAATTACAAATGATGAGTTATATTTTAATTATAAACATTCATATTCTAGTATTTTAGGTAAAAAATTAGATTTACCTAATCAAATCGTATCAAGTTCGGGTTCAAGTAATTTTTTTGAAGGATTAGAGATTATAAAAAAATCAATTAATTCGATATATTTACCCGGTGATGATAAGTTTGACCATAATTTTTTTAAACCAAAGGTAGTTATATTGCAACTTACAAATGTTACACGAGATTTTTTTATATACGAAAATAAAATTTATAAATTAGATTTTGAAACATATGATGGTTTTTTAAAATCAAAAAAAGAATTAATAGATAATATAGATGTTGTAGATAAAAAGGATTTTATAACTAAGTTAGAGTTGGAATTAGAATTATTTACATTAGATGAGGTACGTTGGAGAAAAAATCAAAGTGCATATTTTATAAGTAAGATTAATATACTACATAAAATTTTAAAAAGTAAAGGTGTTATATTAAAAGTAATATCATATTCAGATGATTACAAAGAAAATTTGGATAAATTTGATGAGAATATATTTGTAAAAATTCAACATAATGGTATTTCATTTTCTAATATCTTTGATTTTGTAACTATAAATAAATTAAGAGTAGTAGATGATTTAGGAATAGATGATTCGCATCCTAATTTTGAAGCACATGAAATTGTAGCGGATAATATATATAATAGTATATTAAATGATCCTGGATATTATACATCATTTCATTCAATTATTTAATATTTATATTATAGTATTAACCCCCTTAAATACACAAAAACAATGGACCAAAACGCATATACCGTATTAATAACCGCAATTTCAATTTTAGGTGGAGCATCTGCATGGAGATTCTATGAAAAAAGAGCAATGCATAAAGAAAGAGATGAAGATTTTATTAGACACGATTGTAAAGATAGAATTGCTAAATTAGAAGGATTATTAGAAGCAGCCGGTAAAGAAAAAGATGATTTACGAATGATGATTTTAGATTTAACTAAACAAGTAGCAGCACTATCGGTTAAAGTTGAATTTCTTACAAAAGAAAATGAAAAATTAGCAAAAACATCAACTAAATCAGACAAGAAACAATTGAATGGATAAGTTCAATATTAATAACGAAATCAGGGCCTAAATGGACGGTGATAGTATAATACTAAAAAATGGAAAAACAGACAAAAAAGAGAATAACTGTTTTAAAAGATACATCACTAATGTTAGCGATGTTCTTTCTACCACTGGGTTACGATGCACTATTCAAACTAATGATGGAATTGACAGGTTCGTATTGGGGAGCAGACGTTATCTTTTACTCAATTTCAGGTTGTTTTTGGTTATCTTATATATTACTTACACGATATTTAAATAAACATCCTAAATGATACTTTTGAAAAATTTATTAAATGAAGTTGTAACAAATAAAGAAATAATTTGTGACAAATGCAAGTGGTCTTGGGATATTATAGACGGTGGAAAAAATATCTATGTTTGTCACAAGTGTGGACATGATAATAAAAAAGTAAATGAAGAAGATGGACATGAAAACGATAGAGATATGGTAGTGGGTGTTGCAGAAATTGTGCATATGATTAGAGATATGAAAAATAGAGAAGAAGTATTGCATTCTATGATTGAAAAATTCAATAAAGAGAATGTTATTTATAATAGAGGTGAATTTACAAAAATGTGTGGACTATGATAAAGTTAAAAGATTTGTTAGAAGATACAGGTAAGCATTTAAATACAGGTCTTTCCGATACTGAAAAAACCGAAGCAGAACGTGATTTTAATCAACATCACGCTACATCTACATACACTAAACATATGGGAGTACCTGCGGAAAAACATACCGTAGATTCTGATGATGGTGAACCAAATGAACCTGGTGCACAACATTTATATAATAAAAACAAAGACAAAATAGATAGAGGATATGAGCCGGTTGATGGACATATTGAAGATGATAAGTTGAATGTAAAGGAATCAATGTTATTAAGAGATTTAATGGCAGAAGATAAGAAATTAAGAATATTTGATTTCGATGATACATTAGTAAAAACAAAATCATTTATTTTTGTAACACATAGAGGTGGAAAAAAATCTAAATTAAGTCCTGGGGAATATGCAGTTTATACACCAAAACAAGGTGACCAATTTGATTTTTCAGATTTCAACAATGTAAACGAACCCGAACAAATACTGGGTTATACAAAATTACTTAAAAGATTTGTAAGTAGTGAAGGGGAACGTAGAGTAACTATATTAACTGCTCGTTCAGCATATGCACCTGTTAAACAATACTTAAAAGATATTGGTATGGGTAGTATCTATGTAATGGCATTAGGTGATGCAGACCCACAAAAGAAAGCAAAGTACATTGAGGATATGATTAAAAAGGGATATGATGATATATTCTTTATAGATGATTCCCAAAAAAATATATCAGCAGTACAACAATTAGAAAAAAAATATCCAAACGTTAAATTTAGAATACAATTAGCTAAGCTTTAATTTGGTAATATAGTTTTTATTTATTAAATTAGTTATATATGAAAGGAATAAAGTTTTGGACAAAAGATGGTTTTGATGTTGCTACCTGTAAATGGCGACTACACGAACGAGTTAATCAAAAATTTAATGGAAGTGGTTCAGACCAAAGTGGCAACTGCTGGTATACCTATAATGAATTAGGATATAGAGGTGATTCTATTTACAAAGATGGATTTAGAATTATGAGTATTGGTGATTCACACACCGAAGGTGTTGGTGTTAACGATGAGGAAACATGGTCACATCAATTATGTAAACTTATACCGGGTGCAGTAGATTTGAATTTTGGATTTGGTGGTAGAAGTAATGACTATATTTTCAGATGTTTACAAACTTACTTTAAAACAGCAAGACCACAATTAGTTAATATAATGTATACATATCCATCTCGAAAAGAATATTATACAGGTACTGGTGACTTAGAACCATTTCACGTTAATCCTTGGGGATATTTTTTAGAGGATGATTTGGGCAAAAAAGAGCATGCTGGTTTTTTAGAAATTACACAAGATGAAAATGATTTAATTAATTGGTATAAAAATCATCTATTGATTACATATTTTTGTAAATTAAATAATGTTCCTATGGTATGGAATGGTAGTTTCTTAAATGATACTACAATTAAGGAAGAAAATAGATTTGATGGTGATTATGACAATTTCATAGATAAATCGGCAGATATAAAACACGCTGGAGCAGAGCATAATAAAAAATATGCTAAAAAGTTGTATAATTTCTTAAAACAAAACGATGTCATTTAAATTTAAACAAATATATCTCAATGGTTGTTCGTTTATGTGGGGCATGGGACATTCTAATCCAAATACATTCCAATTTTTTGAAGAAACAAACGATATAGATACATCACATCCTGTACATTATAACGGAAAAACACCATTTAATAATTACGATTGGGTTAGGCAAAAATTTAACATTGGTGGTAGATTAAAAGAACATTATGGTATCAATGTAATAGATGAATCGATATATGGTGGTTCATTACAAAGAGCAGTTCGTAAAACAATGAATTGGATGCTAAATAATAATGAATTAGTTAAAGATACTTTATTCATATTAGAGTGGCCGATTGGAGTTAGACGTGAAATGTATATTGAATTACAAAAACGATATGTAAATTATACGGCAAATTTTGATAACTACGATAGTATGGACCCGTATATTCATAGAGTATTAATTAATGAATTTGCACCAAACTTCTTTGCATCTGATATAGCTTTTTTAGAAGATTTACATTCATTGATTGGCGTTATATCCTATATTAAACAAAATGGTGGTGAATATTTAATTTTATTAGATGAATTTCCGATAGAACAATTAAATGAAACTACATTAAAATATGTAGGTGAAAATAAGATTAAAGATGTAATTGACAAATTAATACTACCAAATACTATAACATTTACACATAGTGATAAAGCAGATATAAAATCGTTGTTAGAATATTACAGAGATTATGAAAAAGCAACAATCACAAAAGATACAAATTCAGTAGAGGTGGATGAGCATAATTCAATTAGAGGTTCTAGACTTATTGCAGAACAAATAATAAAAAACATAAATGAACTTAGTTAAAATTTTACAATCATTTCTGTTATTTACGGCAGGTGGATTTGGACATTGGTACATTATGTATTGGCAATTTAAAACACCAAATTGGATTAAATCACCAATACCGTATCTATTAGCAGTAGTATGTACTTTCCTTTGGATTAAAGCATCCGAATATGGTGTAGCTGGATTTGCTGGTAGTATGTGGAGTAATAGATTTTTATTCTTTGTTACGGGAGTATTTGTGGGTATTATACTATATCCATATCATTTCAATCAACCATTTACACTCAAAGTATTGGTGCAGTGTGCGTTAGCGGTATCTATAATTTTAGTAAGTATTTTTTGGAAATAACAAAACTTAGTAGTATCTTTAAGTATAATTAATAATTATGGCAAAAAAAGAAACGGACATTTATTTAGGTGGTGGTAGTAATATTAATATTAAAACTGCTAGTATAGTAAGTGTACAAAATATTTTAAAGTTAATTACACCAAATGATGGTTCGATTCAATTAGATATAAAAATTGAAGCAGACTTTGATACTATACCTGCAAAATATCACGAGGTATTTTTAAATATGATATCAACAAAGTATTTGGATTCGGTATCGTTTGGAGATAATCCATTTAGTTTATGTCAACCACCACCAAAGAAAAAATGGTATCAATTTTGGAAATCTAAAATATAATTATGGAATATTTCGCAATAGGTATAATAGGAACAGGTTTATGGATGGCTTTCGAAATTTGGAGAGCACCATTAGTAGACCAAAATGAAAATATAATTATGCCCGCAAAAAAATTAAAAGATTTATTTAAACGTAAACAGAAATAATATGAAAAAATTCTTTGGACCATTATTGACAGCAGGAACATTATTAGCATTACTATATACCGTCTATGGATATAGAGAACAAAATGAAAAATTAAAGAATGAATTAAATACAATATCACCTGGTTTTTTAGAAGGTGGTGATATTGAAAAAGCAAAATATATCGATTCATTAACAAATTTAATTGATTCATTACATGATGAGGCATTTATTTCCAATAATACATTAGGTAGATATGAAATAAGTTTACAAAATTTAGAGGAAGTAAATCCAAAAGCAGCAAAACAATTCAATGATTTTTTAACAAATGAAACAGAATAATATGGAAACGCAAAATTCAGTAGGAACAGATATGGGTGGCAGTTATGATTCAGTTCATAAATTATACGAAGATTGTATAATGTGTAGTAAAGAAACTACAATATTAAAATCAACACATGTAGATTTTAGATATGGTTATGTAGATGGAGCAGGACAATTATGTAGAGAATGTTATTTAGGTGAAGATAGAAATCTTATTACAATAAATAGTAGAACAATTTTAGATACACCCAACGATGCTGAATTAGGAGCTAAGGTTAGACAGGTGTATTGGGATATTAAAAACAATTAATAAACAAAACCAAAAATTATGGCAAGTAAAAAAGAAGAAATTTTTGAAGCAATCAAATCATTGTTTCTAAAATTTGAAGAAGAACACAACAAGACAACAAAAGTATCTCAAAAGAATGCAAGAACTGCAATCGGTGACTTAAAGAAATTAGTAACTGATTATAGACAAGCTTCGGTAGAAGAAACTAAAAGTTCAAACTAATAAAACACCCTCACCTTAAAAGTGGGGGTTTTTTATATTCGTATATATTTATATGTATGAAAAAATTAGTATTACTTGTTACGATTTGTGTATTTTTTGCAATAGGTGGTAGAGCACAAGATGTAGTTATTTTGAAACATACAAACTATACATCACATTTTAGTAAGTCAAAAAAATATCCAGTAATGGTAGAGTGGTGGGAAACTAAAGCAAAAGTTGGTTGTCCAAATCCATTACCTAGAAGAGATGCATTTCAGCCAGACCCACAAGCAATACTTGAAACCGATATTAAAGCAGACTATGTAGGTAGTGGATATGATAGAGGACATATGAGTCCTGCAGCATCCAATCAATGTCAAACGGCAGGTGTTCAAATTGAATCGTTCTATATGAGTAATATGTCGGCACAAACACATAGACTAAATGCAGGAGATTGGAAATCATTAGAAGTAATGACTAGAGAGTGGGCAGTGAAAGATGATTCGGTTCATATATGGGCAGGTAATGTGGGAGAGATAAAAAAGATAGGTAAAGTATCAGTTCCAAAACAATGTTGGAAAGTGGTTTACTATAAAAAATCAAATGAATGGATGGCTTTCTTATTTGAGAATGACCAATCTAAACCCGATGGAATATATAATAACAAAGTTGAATTAGTTGATATAGAAAAATTGACTGGGTTGAAGTTTAAATAAGTTTATGGAAAATGAAGGTTTCTTTCCCAATTTAGATGAAACATATAAAAAAGTAGATAACTCATCTAGGGGAACATTAAAAAGAGGATTAGGTAGTAGACAATTATTAGCAGCCGAAATTACGGAAGCACAAGGTAGGTCTCGTTCGGCAAAAGATACGGCAAGGACATTGGGTGTATCATACAACACATATAAAAAATATGCAAAGATGTATGGTATATTTGAAATTGATTATAACCCTACGAATGTTCCTATTGAACGTAGATTAAAGCTGACGGTTGGTAAATACCCTTTAAGTGAGATTCTACAAGGTATGCATCCGAACTATCCTATCTATAAGCTAAAGAGGAGATTGATTAAAAATGATGTGTTTCCTGAACAATGTAGCTGTTGTGGGTTTGAGGAAGTAAGAGTAACGGATGGTAAAGCACCCCTATTATTAGATTTCTTTGATGGTAATTGGCAGAACCATAAATTAGAAAATCTAAGATTTCTATGTTATAATTGTTTCTTTCTACTAATAGGTAAAAGAAAAATACCAAAAGATGGTCAATATGTGGAGCAGGGTATAGTGGGTGATGAGGATGAAGAAGAAAATATAGAAGAAGATTTGGAAGATTCAGAAATTTAATGTATCTTTAATTTATAAACAAACTAAAAATAAAAGTTATGGCAAAGTATTATGAAGTACAAGTAACGATGCACCACGAAGTAGATAATGGTAAAGGTGTATCTAAAATTAAGAAAACAAAAGAAAACTATTTAGTAGATGCAATGAGTGTAACCGAAGCAGAAGCTAGAGTAGTTAAATTATTCGTAGATTCAGCGATTAACGTTGATTATGAAGTAACCGGTGCTAAAGAAAGTAAAATTATTGAAGTAGTAAACGCTGAATAATTATGGCAACTGAAACAAACCCGATAGTAGTTCTTAAAAGAATTGCACCTGGAGATAGATGGGTATTTGCAGATAGAAAAACAACAATTTATCCATCACTTACCGATGCATTAGAAGCGTATTATCAAGTTAATGGTGATACACAATATTTTATAGATGCAAGAGATGGGACAGTTAGTGTGTTTGAAGTTAAAGAATACGATGAACCAATAAAAACATTCTCATTATATGGTGAAGACTGATAATAATTATAAAACCATCTTTTCTGATATAGATGGTACTTTAATAGAGCAAGTTAGATTTGAAGATTTAGACCCAAATGTAGTGACTGTACTACCGGGTGTTAGTGAAAAAATGAATGAATGGTATGAAGCCGGCCATCACATTGTATTAACTACGGCTCGTCCTTGGGATTTAGAATTGATAACTAAAATGCAAATGATAACCGCTGGTATTCGTTATCATCAATTATTAATGGGTATTGGTAGACAAGAACGATACTTAATTAATAATAGTGAAAAACTAACACCGGATGTAAGTAGAGCAATTGGAATCTCAGTAAAAAGAGATGAAGGCTTTGGGAATATTACAATATGATAAAAGTTTGGGTAAACGGAACATTTGATATAGTCCATTTAGGACATGTTCAGCTCTTAAAGAAAGCAGCCGACTTAGGCGATTTCCTAATCGTAGGACTTGATGGTGATAAACGAGTTAAAGAATTAAAAGGTGAACAAAGACCTATAAATAATTTAGTAAGTAGAATTACACTATTAGAGGCTATTAGATATGTAGATAGAGTTGTAGCATTTGATTCAGATGAGCAATTAGAAACACTTATCAAAACCATGAGACCTGCAATAATGGTTATAGGTGAGGAATACAAAGGTAAAAAAATTATAGGAAGTGAATATGTTGGTGAAATTGTATATTTTCCTAAAATGGAAGGATTCAGTTCTACTAATGTTATAAATCAATTATATAATGGCAAAGGTAACGGAGTGTTGTAAAATACCAAAAGGTTGGGGACATGAATTAATAATCTACAATGATGAAAAATATTGTGGAAAAGTATTAGTGTTTAAAGAAGGATGTAAGTTCTCTATGCATTATCATATGTTGAAACAAGAAACTTGGTATGTAAACAAAGGTAGTTTTATTTACAAATGGATAGATACTGAACGAGGGATTACCGAAGAAACTACTTTAAAGGTAGGAGATGTAGTTACTCAATATCCAGGACAACCACATCAATTGATAGCATTAGAAGATGGTGAAGTATTTGAAGTAAGTACGGAACATTTTGATTCAGATAGTTATAGAATATACAAAGGTGATATATTATGAGTTTTATAATTACGTCTAGTTGTATCAGTTGTATCGATGGTGGGTGTTTAAAAGTTTGTCCTATGGATTGTATACATGGACCGATAAATACGACAGGAATGGGATTAGAATCGATTGGAATGAGTGATGAGGATAAGAAAGGTAAACAATTATACATAAATCCAATAGAATGTATAGATTGTAGTGCTTGTTTACCGGAATGTCCCGTTGATGCCATTGTTTCTAGTGAGGAAATAGCTATACAAATGGGTGAGCGTCAATCAGTTATCGATAATTACGCATTTTTTGGGTTAAAATATTTGGAAAATCAATAAACCTTTCGTATCTTTAAGATATATTTATAATTAAACAAAACAAAAATTATGGGATTATTTACATTCATTAAAGGATTGTTTGCAAAAGCAACCGAATTAGAAAAACAAGTAGATTCATTTGTATCAGACGTAGCTAAAGTAGCACCAGATACCGCAACTAATTTAAGAAGCGATTTGAACAAAGTTAAAAACGTTAAAAAAGTAGCTGAAGTTAAAGTAGCTGAAGTTGAGGCTAAAGTTAAAAAAGCAACGGCTAAAGTACCTACAACTAGTGCAAAAAAGAAAACAACCAAATAATTTGGTAGTTTCGAATATATTAAGTATCTTAGACATATAAACATTAAATAACAATAACAAAAACAAAACAAATGAAAAAAATGTTAGCAATTGTTGCTATCGCATCTTTAACAGCATGTGGTGGAGCAACAACAACAGAAGTGAAAACGGATTCAACGTCAGTTCAAACCGATTCAACATCAGTAGTTACGGATTCTACAAAAGTAGATTCTACAATTACTACTAAGTAATTTATATAAAGGGGATAAGAAATTATCCCCTTTTTTATTTATGGGGGTAACCAATGATTAAATGGAAACGTGATATGCAAGAGAGTTACAATTTATATTTAGATGATATTAGAGAACCTAAAGCATCCTTTAAAAAAAGTGGTGATAGTAGGTATAAAGATTTAAAATGGAAAGTAGTTAGGTCTTATGGTGAATTTATAGGAACAATCGCACTTAATGGCCTCCCTAATATTGTATCGTTTGACCACGATTTAGGTGAGGAACATATAAACTACTATTTTGATAATGGTGGTAGAGAAAATCCACCTGACCCATTAAAAGCAGATTTCAAAGAAAAAACGGGATATGATTGTGCAAAATGGTTAATTGAATATTGTAGTGAAAATGGTTTACCAATGCCTACATATTTAATACATTCAGCAAATCCGGTAGGTGCTGAAAACATTAGGTCTATATTGAATAGATACAACGAAATACACCAATTTACCTAACTAATTGATAATCAATGACTTATCTATATTAGAATAAACGCTAATGTGTAACTAACTGAATATCAGTACCTTACAAAATACTTTCCAAAATGTTTGGCGGTTTCAGATATTTATCGTATCTTTATGTTTCATCAAACAATAATAATTATGGGTAAGTTATTAATGATTAAATGTATTAAATGTAAAAACGATATGCCGCAACTTAGATATGAAAAATACGGATATCGAAATTGTATCAATTGTAGTTCGGTAGAAAAAGTTGGTGGGGTTGCAATAGCAAATCATAAGACGGGTAACGAAATACAAATTATGCCTGCTGCAGATGCTGCACGATTATATAGATTATCACAAAGACAAGGATATGGGGTATGTAAAGGTATGAAAAGCAATTAAAGATTTTTTTAATAAACGTGGAGCCACCACATAAAAAACTGGAAAACACAAAATGGTTACTTTAAAATCAAAGTTCGAATTTATCACGAATCAATTGACAGAAGCTTTAACAAATGCAAACACTACAAGTAGTGAGCAAAAGCGTACTTACTACACAAGTAGAGCGTTGTACTATTCTCAAAGATTACAACAATTAGCTAGTAGAGCTAAGATTTCTGCTTAATTCGCAGATAAACTAAGATAGTTTTGGAAACATGGTAGGGGTTCGATTCCCCTACTATCTTCTAACAATATTTATTCACATATAAACTTAAAGAGTATGAGTTGGTATGACAGTTTTAAGACGGGTACTTTAGATTATTTAACTAAAGGTTCGTACACTAGTAAAAAGAAAGAGAAAAAATCAGCGAGTTCATTTTGGGCTGATGAATGGAGTTCCTATGACACACCTACTACATATTGGGGTGGTGATACTTGGAAACCAAAAGAGTACAATAAGGTAGAAAGCAGTACTGCTGACCTTATTAAGTTGAATGCACATAGGAGAGCAATTGCTAACTTTGTGAACATTCTTACAAACAAAAACATTCCTGTAAAGTTTTCGCGTAAAGGTGATTCTTATACTGATGGTAAATCGGTAGTATTATCAGCTGAGGTTAAACCTGAAAAGTTTGATATCGCGGTAGGTTTGGCATTGCACGAAGCATCACACATTGTTCTTACGGACTTTGAATTAATGCCTGCTTATTCTGCACCAACCGAAATGTTTAATAACTTTGCAAAAGCAGCGGGTTTAGATGTAAATGACCCTTCTTTTGATGGTACACAACATTATCGAAACAAAGAACAATTATTTGATGTAGTTAAATCATTGGTAAACTTTGTAGAGGATAGAAGGATTGACCAATATATCTACAATACTTGTCCAGGTTATAGAGACTATTATAGAGCATTGTATGATGAGTATTTCTATGATAAGACTATTGACAAAGGATTGATAAGTGATGAATATACGGATGAAACATTACAATCGTATATGTTCCGTATTATCAATATCACAAATCAAAATACTGACCTTAACAAATTGAAAGGTTTGAAAGAAATCTACGAAACATTAGACCTTAAGAATATTAGTAGATTAAAAAATACAACCGATTCATTAGAGGTAGCAGAAAAGATTACCAACACTATCTTACAACATATCTTAGTTGATTTAAGTAAAGATGGTAAAGGTAAGGGTAATGGTGACCCTGCAGATGTAAACGAAGCAGGTAATGAAACTGGAGCAGAGGCAGGTGATAAACAAAACGATGAAATGGGTGGTAGTGGTGGTGATGCACCTGTGATGGGTGAGAAAGGTGACTCTACGAGTGGTGCTTCACAAACTGGTAATGGTAAAGATTTAATGAGTGATACTGCTAAGAAACAATTGGATAAACAAATCCAAAAGCAAAAGGACTTCGTTAATAACAATATCAAAAAGAAAGGATTAACTAAGAAAGAGGATGAAACCTTAGACCAAATGGCTGAGAGTGGAACTGAAATGCAATCCGTAGGTGATACTAAATTAGAGAATGGTGGATATATTCAACCGGTTCAATGTATCGTATCTAAGAAAATGACCGAAGGATTGATGCAAGATAGTTCGTTCCCTTTCGCTAGTTTTTGGAATGATAAATGGAATAACTGGAATGCTGATACTTTACAAAGAGGTATCGTAATGGGTACTATTTTAGGTAAGCGTATTGCAGTTCGTAGTGAGGAAAGAGAAACAATCAATCCACGCCAAAAGAATGGTAGAATTGATAAGAGAATGGTAGCGGCATTAGGATATGATTATGTAAATGTATTCAGTACCAAAGAAGTAGATAGGTTTAAGAAAGTAATGTTGCACGTTACTATTGATGGTAGTGGTTCAATGAGTGGTAGTGTGTGGGATGATACATTAGCCGTAACAATTGCTATTTGTAAAGCAGCATCAATGGTAAGTAACTTAAATGTACAAGTTTCTATCAGAGGTACGTGGGGTGATAAACCTTACATATGTATTGCGTATGATAGTAGATTTGATAAGTTTGAGAAAGTTAAGAGATTGTTTCCTGCATTACACGCCAATGGTACAACACCTGAAGGTTTATGTTATCAAGCGATACTTAAACATTTTGTAGAGAGCAACAAAGATATGGATTCTTATTTCTTAAACATATGTGATGGTGAGCCAACATTCTCAAATCAACAATGTTCTTATAGTGGTAGAAACGCTTTGTTACACACTAAGAAAATGGTAGGACAAATCAAAGATATGGGTATACAAGTTATGAGTTACTTTGTTGGTGGCAGTTCATATAGTAGTTCATCTGACAACTTTAAAACAATGTACGGAAGTGACAGCCGTTTTATTGATGTTAAACAAATCGTTCCTATCATTAAAACAATGAATGAGCTTTTTATGAAAAAAGCGTAAAAACACACTAAAACTTAACTAATTGATTATCAATGTGTTATACATTACCCTAAATGGATGTGTATAATGTGTTGATATTCAATAGGTTATAAATAGTTTTGGTAGTGTGGGCAGAATTTCGTATCTTTATGATATATCAAACAATAATTAAACAATAAACATTAAAAATTCAGTTATGAGTAAAAAAGCAACACAAGAGTATGGTTACACAAATGAAGTGTACAAAGTAGAAAATCTTAAATCCCGTTTTAACTTAGTTAATACTGCGGGTGATGTATTAAGTAGTTCAGATTCTACAATAGTAGGTAGTTCTTTACGAAAAAAAGCATCAGCACAAAATAAAGCAATTCGTGCGCATGTAAACAAAAACGGAGCTAAAAGCTATCGTATGGTAGAAATGCAAGAATATACGGATATGTTGGTTAAGCCGATGAATACGGATATCGCTGAAACTATCGTAGAAAATCCAACGGAGCATAAAGATGTTATCGATTTCATTCATAAAGAGGGTATGGCGTTAAAACCTGCTAACTTAATTATGAACGAGTTGAAGTGGAAATATTTATTACGTTCAGCGGTTCGAGCGCGAAATATTATGATGACAGGACCTGCGGGTAGTGGTAAGACAATGGCAGCTAAAGCATTAGTTGCGGCATTGAAAAGACCGTTTCATTACTTTAACTTAGGTGCGACGCAAGACCCGAGGGCGGCATTAATTGGTAACACACACTTTAACAAAGCAAGTGGTACTTATTTTAGTGAGAGTGCATTCGTTAAAGCTATTAAGACACCTTACGCAGTTGTGTTATTAGATGAATTAAGTAGAGCTCATCCAGAAGCCGCTAATATCCTAATGACAGTGTTAGACCAAACACAAAGATACTTACGATTAGATGAGCAAGAAAATTCACCAATTGTTAAGGTGGCAGAAGGTGTTACCTTTATTGCAACTGCAAACATCGGTTCTGAATATACTGCAACGCGTGTAATGGATAGAGCATTGTTAGATAGATTCGTGACAATTGAGGTAGATGTATTGAATGCTGAGCAGGAATATGAATTGTTAAAGATGTTATATCCTGATACGAATGATTACAATTTGAAATCAGTAGCAGAGATTGCGGCACACACTAGAGACCAAATCAAAGGTGAGGCGGGTAAATTGACAACTGCTGTATCAACTCGTATTTCAGTAGAGATGGCAGGTTTGTTGTATGATGGTTTCAGTTTGTTAGAAGCAGCTGAGGTAGCAATCTTCCCGTTCTATTCACAAGATGGTGGTATGGATAGTGAGCGTACTTACATTAAGCAACTTATACAAAAATTCGTAGTAGATGAGAATGAAGGTGAAAAGTTATTCAACGAAGTGAAAGAGGAAGATGCGAATGACGATACTATTGTTTGGTAATATGTTATGAGGGTATAGTTTTATACATACTCATAACGACTATACCTAAATAACTAAGGGGGGTACAATTTGTACCCTCCTTTATTTTTTAAATTAATAATAAAACAAAATGGCATTAACAAAAAACGTAAGAGCTTTCATTAATCATGTGAAAGGACATTGTAAGGAAGTGGGGATTAGATGCCAAATACGACCTGTAAAATATTTAGTATTGAGTGGTAATATAAGATGTAGTGGTTACTTTTGTGAGGAAACTATGAGATTAGTAGTAGCGGGTAAAAGTAAAGATTGGTTAGGTATATTAACACATGAATATGCACACTTAACACAATGGCAAGATAAGAGCACTAACATATGGAAAACCGGTTCGACCGGAGTGACCCATTTAGACGATTGGTTGGGTGGTAAAAAAATTCGTAGTGTTAAGAAAGCAATAGAATGGAGTAGAGATTTAGAATTGGATAATGAGAAACGCTCGGTAAAGCTAATTAAGAAATGGAAACTACCAATTGACCTTAACGATTATATTAAAAAAGCAAACGCATATGTTCAGTTCTACAATTATATGAGATACTCAAAGAGATGGAGTAGACCAGGCAACGCACCATATAGTAATAAAGCTATCTATGAAGCAATGCCCCCTAATTTCAGAATGAACTACAAAAAAATGAGTGACAAGTATATGAAATTATACAAAGAACAAAATATATAATTTGGTAAATCCAATTATATTTCGTATATTTAATAAACACTAAAATTTAAAAGTATGTTAAAAACAATTTTTACCATTTCAAATGGAAAAAAGAAAATAGAAATCAAAAAATCATTAAGAATTGCAGTTGAAGCATTGGGTAGTGATTTAAGATATATATTTGAAAATAAAGATAAATTTATTAATTCAACTAGAATCAATAGATATATTAAAGAACTAAAGAAAGCAGTTCGTAAAAATATGGTTACGGCGGCTACCAATGGATTTGGTACATCATCGCCGGTATATTATATTTCAGCGAAAACAATTATCAAAGTATTGAAAAGTGAATTAGCTACTAAAGAAATTTCAAAATTAAATGCAGAATTATCGCAAAAGGCAATATATGATACATCTATTGCTTATTTGAAAGATGATATTAACTATTTTTCTGAAAAGAGATTTAAAGATAAATATTTTTCAGTTAATGGGCAACATAGAATGACACAATATATAAGTGATTTGACTGGTAAATTACCAAAAACAAATGCTGAAATTCAATTTGCACCATTTATAGTTAATGATAAGGAAATAAAATTTGAATCTTTAAAAGATTTAGAAACAAAATGTACCTCAACAAATCCTTCAAAACAAATTAAAGAATTCAAAGGACTTTCAGTTGAAGAAACAACGAATATATATTTAAAATATTTAAGTGAATGCCCTATCAATATAATTGAAATTACTGAAGCAGATTCATTTGAAGATATAGCCAAATTTATATGGTATAGTAATTCATCCACTAGTTGGTCAGAATTTCTACATAAGTTTAAGTTAACAAAGAATCCATTTACAATTTTTGTTAGAGATAATATTGCATCAGAAACAACTGATAGTTCAGTAGGTGGGATATTGGAGATGTTATATGGTAAAGCAAATCCAGTAAAATTTGGAACAGGTAAGTTTCAAAAGAAAGATGGTGGATTTGAATATCTCATATCAGTTATAGCAGATACATGTTATTATGATATAAAGCAATTACAAAGATTTGGATTTAAGAATGAACAACAAATGTTATCATCTATCTTAAGCAAAGATTGTGAAATAAGCGAATCGGATTTAAAGAGTATGAAATCAGATTTATTAAAAGTTGCTAAAGTTTTTAACAAAATTGGAAGTAACGAAAATAATAATGAAGCGTTAACTGCGATAATATCAAAACCATCAATGTTTATTTTATCTATATTTTTATATAACTATATAACTAAAGTATTTCAATATATGGATTCGTCTGGTAGAATATGGAAACCAAAGATAGAATTAAGTAATTTAGAAAACGTTATTACTGATTTTATTGCAATATGTGAGTATTATAACAATCCAATGCATCCAATCAATACATATTATTGGGAAACAGAAGATGGTAAACAAACACTTGATAAGGTAAACCAATCTAGTCGAAGATATTTTACCTCTAAAGAAGAAATGGATGATTCTAACTTTTTGAAAAGCTTCAAATCAATTGAAACAAAATGTAAGGAATCACAATATGATAAGAATAATATAGACAAAGCATTTCGCAAACATATTGGAGATAGTTTTGTAACCGGATGGCATGATAAACACGATACAATTGTTAATGTAGTTAATGAAAATTTGAAAAGTGCTTTTATTTCTAAAATGGAAAATAAGCAAGAGGATGGTTACTTTAGTGACATTAATTGGACTGATGCAACTACTATGCCTTCATACACATCGTTTTTACCATCATTTGGAAATGCTTCAAAGAGAAAAGCAGAATTATTTGGGAATACTAAACATAAAGGACATATTAAATCTAAATCAAAACGTGGTACTAACACAATTGATAATTTAGATTTGGAAAATCCATTAATGAATATATCTACACAAAATGTAGTTTAAAACATACAAACGGGGAGCAGAAATGTTCCCCTTTATTTTTTTAATTCATTATTTATTAGTATATTTGAGTATGGAATTTAATAAGACAGACGAGGAACTAAAACAAATGACCGACTCGGAATTATTCGAGTACCTGGATGCTAAAGCCCTAAGTCTCAAACAACATATTGTACCACTCTCTCCGTACAAATTAAAACGATTTGCACACATTTCTACGGCAGTAGCAAATAGTGATAAGGGAACGGATGAAGTGTTCTCAGATGGGTTGTATGATAGTTTAAAACCAATTATAAAACAAAACGAAAGTGCATCTATTGATATACTTATTAAAAAGAGAGGATTAAAAGATGGGATTTAATCATTGCCACATATCAAACCTTAGTTCCGTAATGTGGGAATTAGAAACACATGGAATTGAAAAGTTTATAAAAAATTATTCATCATACGATGCATATAGTGGTGATAGTGAAGCAATAGAATTTATTGAAACAAAATTTAAAGAATATTATGAGCAAACAACAACTACCAACAAACACACCAATTAATGAAAGTGGTGATGAAGATTATTTATATGAACAATTTGAATCACAATCAGCATTAACCGAGCAATATTGGGAAGCTAAAGTAGAGGAAACAATGGATAGGATAAATGCCTACTATGATACTCGTTTTTGTACCGCCGATGTTGAAAGTGCGGTAGCAGAAGTTATAAAGGACGAAAGAATAGTATCAGAGGTTACACATAAATTAAACGAAATCTACTTACGAAGACAAGTTATGAATATTCAATTAAATGGTTAGTTATGGCATACAACAAATTCAGATGGTGGGCAACAGGTAAAAGAAAGAAACCCCTTTCAGATAGAGCACCTTTATTTGATAAGATACAAAATGGTGATTATGATTATTCGTTTATGTTTGGTGAAGCTGATAAAATGCGAGCAACCGCAAAACAGGCATATCAACAAACATATGATAACTATGGTGGGACCGATGAAAAGAATCGTATAGAAGCAGCATTAGAAGCAAGTAGAATGAAACGATTAAAAGCTATTAAATTAGAATTAGAAGCACATAAAGACGAACAAAAGATACTTTATAAATTAGAACATGATTTTAAAACCGTCTTTGGTTTGAATATTTGGGATGAAGCAGTAGAAAAGTGTGGTGGCGATTTAATGAGTTTATATAGTTATTATAAGACATATGCAAGAGATTAAAATTAAGTTTACAGAATATAAAAGTAGTTGGGGTATCGTTGATTTAGACTTCTATTCAGAGGAAGGTCAAAACAATTATATTAGACAAGGGCATATGAAGCAATTTATATTCAGCGTACAAAAGTATGGTGATATAAAATTTGTAGAGGATGATGAAGTTTATTGTATGTTCTATACTGAATCAATTTCATCTGCAATACCTGGTTTCTTACAATTAGAGAAATCAAAAGAAATTTTAGACAAACTTAGGACTGGTGTTATAAAGAAGTTGATATTCTATGGTGAGGATATGGACTTTCTTACTGTCGGTGGTCCTGTACCTGAATTGGTATTTCACCTTAATCGTTTTTTCGGTGACCAAATTGATAAGGTATTTATTAGTATCGCATCAAAGAATTGGTCGCATGATTGGGAAAATATAAATGTAATCTATAACTTAGGATGTTTACCTTACTTTTTGGAAAACAATATAGAGAAAATAGAAGCAGAAAATATTGTAGTTAATAGTTCAAATGCACAAAAACATTTCTATACTACTAACAACCAACCGAGAGAAGCAAGAATGCACTTATACAAACACTTATTAGATAATAGGATGTTAAGTAAGTGTGAAGCAACTTTCTTTTTTAGACATTGGGATGATGGTAAAAAGTATATCACATATTCAGAAAGGGAACGAGATGGTAATAAAAAACTATTGGATGATATAGATGATTCATTTCAATTTCCTGTTAGAGTATTTCAAAATGAATTAGAAGGTGGACACTATTACAATTGTAAGTGGGTAAACTTTGAAAAGAATAATAACGCATTAATTGATTTGGTAATAGAAACACTAAGTGACCCGGTTGATTTTTGTTCACTAACTGAGAAGGCATTTAGACCTATCGTATGTAAGAAACCATTTTTGATATTTGGTAGTGCGGGTATCTATAAAGGATTAGAGGAATATGGATTTAAGTTGTTCCCACAATTATATGATGCAAGTATATTAGATGATACTACCGAATTTTATGAGATAATGGACGAGGTTAGACATGAGGATAACGCAAAAGCTATATTTTATAAACGAAGGTTTGCTAAATTTTTATCCATATTGGATAACTTAGCAAGTATGGATATAGAAACGTTAAGAGAACTGGTTGATGAAACTTATTTTAATTGTGAGTACAACTATCATGTTTTAGTTAAACTAATAGAGAAAGAAAAGATTAATACTATAAAATTGTTTTCAGTTGAATAAATATTTTAGATATGAGAATAAAGAGTTTGTAGAATATGACCATTTACCATGTGGTTATATAAAACCTACAAAAGAATGTTTAGTATTAAGTATAATGGAAGATTCATCTCGTCCTAAAATTGAACGTATTGAATTATTCATAAAAAAACAAAACATTGAAAACGTATATTTAGATTTTATTTCTACTGAAAGTTATATTGATGTAAATACCTATAAACGATTAGAAGCAGAGTTGAGTGGGTTTAATCTTAAAATACTGACGGTAAACATACTCAATTGTCAATTCAAATCGCATGTATTTTTTCCATTACACGCCTTACAATTAGCAGACAACTTTACAAAAGATGGGTTTATACAATCAAACAAATTTATACAATGGGATGTATTAAGAACTAAGAAACGATTAAAGAAATATTTGTTTCTTAATCATCATATGAGAACTGAAAGGTTTAAAATATTTGAATCATTATACAACAATAATAATTTAGATGATGGTTTAGTTAGTTTTAATTGGACATTGGCTAATGACAAGTTTGATAGTAGAATGTATGATGTGAGTAATTCGGATATGGAATACATTTTAAAATCAGATGCATATAAAGTATTACCAATAGAATTAGATGGTGATAACAATGCAAGTTATGTATTTGAAAATGATATTAAACATATAGCAAATCCTGTTTACTTTCAACCACAAAATACAAACGTAACGCATTTTCATAATACTTACTTTGAAATTATAACGGAAGGATTTAGTTCACGTACACCCGTACATCCATACGCAGATAGAAGTAATATACTACACTATTCAGAAAAGATTTATAAGCCATTAATGTTTATGAATCCATTTAGTTTTTGGGGGCCTGAAAATACATTGGAACAATTTAGTAAGCATTTAGGATTTTCATTTGAATGTCCTTTGTATCATTGTAATAATATGGGATATGATTTAGATGCATTTAATACTAAGGTAAATGAATTTGCTAGTTTATCATACTCCGATTTACATAGTATTTATTATGATAACTTTGAAGAATTTGAACACAATAGAAATACATTAATTCGTTATTTAAAAAACATACAACTATGAGTGAAAGAAAATATCTCCCAACATTAGCGGAGTTAATTGACAGATTGAGTATAGCTCAATTAAAAGAAGTAAAGATTCCTGAACACAAAGCAGAATACGCACAGGAAATTGCGGATATCGTACATGATATTCAATTGTGTTTAGATAATAGTGACAAGCCAATTAGTGGCGAAACGATTAGAGCAATTGTAGTATTATCACAAATCAATGCACATATTTGGCAGAATGAATCGAACTATCGTAAAGGAATTAAAGAGGGAAACAATTTAGAATTAACACATGGTATCAATGGTATCAGAAATGTAGCAAAAAATAAAATTCAGGAAGTTGTTGGTGGCAGAATGGATTATAAAATAGATTGTTTAGCGGCAGAGTTTAAAGATTGGGAAATTTCCTGGTAATAATACATAAAATAAGGGTTGATATTATATAAAAATGTAATATAATAACTCAAATTCCTAACCCATTGATTATCAAAGAGTTATAACTTATTGATTCTCAATGGGTTATATATGTCTATAACTTTTTACCCATATATAAAAAAATCATATATGTAACTCATTGATAGTCAGTCAAAAATCTTTGAAAAACCTAAAAATAGTTACTTTGGCCTGTTCAAAGTCCAATATAAAGTCGTATCTTTATGTATTGAGTCGAGAGAATGGGTAGTCACATAGTAAAATTTTATAATATGAATAGTGTAACATTTCAGTTCAACATTGAATTTGAATTTAAAGATGAATCTAAATTAGATAATCTGGCAAAACAATTACAAACAGTCTTAGATAGTTTTTCTATTGAAGATAGAAAGTTTGAAATAGTATTTAAACATAATGAAGAAACTAAATAAAAAATTGTGGGTTTATCCCACATTTTTTTTCTATAACAATTAAAAGCAAATATATGAATAACACAATGAAGTTTACAACAATTGGTAATGCTAAAAAGCAAACGGGTTTATCTTATTTAGGTAGTGTAGCGAGCAGTTCAAAAATCGCTAAAGGGTTAAAGTACAATGAAATGACTTACATATTGTATCTTGCTCCTGCTGAACAAAGTGGTTACAATGTTTGTCCGGGTTCTACGGCTGAATGTAGAGAAGCTTGTTTAACTGAAAGTGGACACAATAGAATTGATGTTAAGAAAAACGCAATCAATAAAGCTCGTATCAAAAAAACTAAATTGTTCTTTGAGCAGAGAGAGTTCTTTATGGGTTGGTTAGTAGCTGAGATTAGTAAAGCTAAAGCTGATGCAATTGCTAAAGGTTTTACATTTTCAGTTAGATTAAATGGCACATCCGATATTCAGCCAACATTGTTTAAATTCAATGGTAAAGTGATTTTCGATATATTCAACGAAGTGACATTTTATGATTATACTAAGGTTGCTAATCGCTTTAAGTTGTTAGATAAGTATTCTAACTATGATTTGACTTATTCTTTTAGTGGTTACAATATGTTACAATCATTAGAGTTATTAGAAAATAATAAAGGTAGAGTTGCTATGGTATTTGAAGGTAAACAATTACCAATATCATTTATGGGTTATAAAGTAATTGATGGTGATGCATACGATATGAGACACTTAGATGAGACGGGTGTAATTGTAGGATTGAAGTTTAAGTTTGTTAGAACTAAGATTGATACTGCACATAACAAATTCATTATCCCTATGGATAGCAAGTTTAGTGTGTATGATGTTAATCCAATGATAACAAAAGCCGCTCAAAGTAAATTAGTAAAAGTAAAATAGTATGACAAAGAAACAAAAGAAATTCTTAGATAAAAAATTAGAGAAATTTTTGAAAAGATTAGAAACACCAAAAATCAAAGAAGTGTTTGTAAGATTAAAAGATAGATAATGAAAACGGCGTATGAACGAACTATCAAACGAAGTGACCAAAAAGAAGCGGGTGTGTTTGATGGTAGGTATAAACCAAAAGTTGTACCAAACAAAAAGAAAAAAGCTCAAAAGAATTGGGCTCGTAAAAATAAATAAAAACTATAATATATGAATTTAGAATTAACATTATTGGAATTGAATCAGTTGTATTATGCAACTAGTAAGTTAGTAGAACAAAATGAATCTCACTTAAAAGAGTTGGGTACAAATATTAGTAGTATAGAATACTTTACTAATGAATTAAATAAATCAGTAGTATTGAGAGATAAAATACAAACTGCTTTATATGATGAGTGTAAAAGTTTAGATGAAGCATTAGAATATGTAAGTAAGTTTAATGCAGAACAATACGATAGAGAACGTGATATTCTTAAAAATGCTATTGATGAGGAAATTGAACCTGAATATGATGGTGCGGGTTTTACCGAAGATGATAGAATAGTAAATGGTGAGTATAGAGTAATATCAAACGAAGATGCAGATGAAGATGCTAAACAAAGAGATTATAGTGCATTCAATAATTATGCAGATACTCTAAAACAAGATGAACAAAGATATAACAATAAAAAATTATTCACATTAAACCAAAATAGATAATATGAGAACAACCGATGCAAAAGCAATAGAGTATCTTAAAGGCAATCCTATTGTTGCCACATTTATTGATGAAGTGAATGCAAAACGATTAAAGTATTATACTACTGCTGATATGGTTAGACAATATAAGGAGTTAGTAGTTGAAATTGGTAATAAGTATATCCGTTTATGGACTGGAACTACTTGTTGGGGTTTCATTAGTAGAGTGGATGGTGATTTGAAAGGTGCACCGATTAAGAAAGGTGACTTATTGAAACCGGCAACTTGGAAAGCACCAGCAAAACATGCACGTGGTAACATAATAGATGGAACTGCACAATGGGGTGAGTACGGACCTTCTTATATAAAATAAAACAAACAACATGAGTATCAATAGAACAAAAACCTTTATCGCAACTATCCCAATGAAAAGTGAGGAGCAAGTTATCGAAATTAAAAAAGTATTAGAGCAAATCTTTGGTTGGGTAGTATTGAAAGGTAGACATAATAACCGAAAATCAGTAGTAACAAATTGGAGTGTTGGTAAACAAAATGATGTACCTTGGCGTAAAGCAACATACATTGACATCTATTTGCATCCTAAGAATCCAAACTACAATAGTTCAAAAGGTATTCATAGACAGAATATGAAGTTGAATGATAATAATGTAGTTATTGCTCGTATGTTAGGTAATATGAAATTGGGTTTAGCAGATGGATATTACAATACGATACAAGGTAAAGGTAGCAATGTGTATCAAACAATAATGAATTTATATTATCAAAACAAACAAAAAGCCGTAGTGACAAACACACCAAAAGTGCATCCACGTTCTAATCAACCATATGGGCAGATTACAAAACAAATATGGCAGTTTATGAATAATAGATTTGATGCAAGTTTTACTGAATTGAAAACGTACTATGATGTTGATATTAGGGGTAACAAAACGATATTGAATGGTGGCAGTTTTATTCATCATCATCAATCATTAACAAAACATTCAGCAAAGCGTGGTTGGTATTTAGCTAAACAATTAAACGGCAAGTATGCATTGAGGGGATGTTAATATGAGAACATTTTTATTATGGTATTTAGTAGCGTTATTTCCGTTGCTATTTACAATCAAAAAACAAATGAAAGGTAGAGCATTAGAACATGATGTAAAATACAATCTTTATGTATTCATTAAATGTTTATTTTACTTACCGAGATGGTATTACTTAATAATTACAGAAGCAATTTTTAAAAATAAAAACAAATAAAATGTTAGATACAATTAAAATGAAATTCTTTCTTAAAATGAGAGAAATTGAAGAACAACGAGAAGAAACAATGGGCAGTTTAGAATTTCAGAATTGGATGCGGGAGTTAAATATATCTCAATCATATGAGGACCCAACATTGAAACTAAATGCTGGTGACTTAATGAGACAATACGATATGAAAAAATATTCTAACTTAAACTTTAAAAATAATTAATATGAACTTAATAGAATCGATTGAGAAATCAAAATGGATGAGCAAAGCAGGTTATCATAAAGAAGCCTTAGACTTATGTAATGAAGCCTTAACATACTTAACAAAGAAGGATATGGAAGGTGAAACAAAAGTGAAATGTTATACACCTGTTTGGGGTGAGCCTATTGTTACTAAATATGGTAGAGCAAAGCGTGTTGATAGGTACGATAAGGTAGAAACAAAAGCAATAGAGTTTTGGAAAGATAGGTTCTATGATTTGTTATTGTTATTCACACAAAGATACAATCGTAAGATGGGTATCAAACCAAAGAAAGAAAAACCATTTAAGAAACATGGTATTGAAACATTTATGAGTACGGCAACATTTGGTTCAATGGGAGCTGGTGGTAGAAATCATTTAGACTAATGAAAACATATTACGATATAACCATAGTGACAAAGTTAGGTGATAGGGTAAATATAAACAAATTATCTTATTCACATATTACACAATTGACCACTAATACGGATATAGAAACAATAATAATAAACAAAGAGTATTCAAAGAAAATAAAATAAGTTATGACAAGTAAAATCAAATCAGTTTCATTCTCTTTACTTAAAAGAGAGTTTAATGTATCAGAGTTATTAACCAATATTCGTTCCGTTGGTCCTGTTGTATGGAGTTGGGGAATGTGTGAAATGAGTAGTTTAGATAATAAAGGTTTATTATTTAAAGTTAGTGGACATCATCACAAAGGATGGGTATTAATTACATTAGATTGGAGTGATACATTTGAGGTACACTTAATTAATGCAGATAGTTCAATTAAGAAAACATTTGATATGGTTTACATTGATAGTTTGATTGACACGATTGACACCGCAGTTGAAAAGATTGCAGATTATCAATATTAAAAAATAAGTTATGAAATTTAAATCACATTTCCCACCTGTTTCATATCAAGGAATCTTTGATAAACAATGGTATGTTATATGTAGTTCCGATGGTGATGGCTGGGTTAAAGTAAATAGAAATTATCAATGGAGTGAGTTAGAAACATTATGGCATAAAATTGAGTATGGTAAAAAACCTAAACTAATAAAAACAAAACTAAAAGAGTTTAAAGTAAATGGTAGTAAAGGTAATGTATATAAGGTAGTAAATGATGAAGGTATTTGGACTTGTAGTTGCCCGGCACATGGTTTCGGACGTGGTAAAGATTGTAAACATATTATATCAATAAAAAATAAAAAGTAAAATTATGGGATTAGACATGTACGCGTTTTCTACTAACGCAAAACCGAAAACGGATGTAGACTTTGAAACTAAGAATTTTAAACCAGAGGAAGTTTTCTATTGGCGTAAACATCCTAACTTACATGGTTGGATGCAATCTATATATGATACAAAGGGTGGAACATCGGATAGTTTTAATGGTGATTGTGTTGTATTAGATACTTTTGATTTAGATGCATTAGAAGCGGATATTAGAGAAGGTAATTTGCCTGATACATCCGGTTTCTTTTTTGGTGAGAGTTCTAATGGTGATGAAGAAAATGAAAACGATTTGTTATTTGTTACTAAAGCAAGGGAAGCAATAGCAAATGGTAAGACAGTATATTACACAAGTTGGTGGTAATATGAAAACAATAATAACAAAAGTTCTATTCATTCTTAGAGAGTGGATAAAACAACATCATGAAATGGAAAGAGTCACAAATAAAATAAAAAGTTATGATAAAAAGTAAAAATGAAAAATTGGGAATTGAAATTGATTTGACGGGACCTGATGGTAACGCGTTTGTATTGATTGGTATGGCTAGTAGATTAGCTAAGCAATTAGGATTAGATGGTAAAGCTATTCAAGCAGAAATGATGAAAGGTAATTACGAACATTTATTAGAAGTGTTTGATAGAGAGTTCGGCGAGTTTGTAACATTATATAGATAACATTAAAAACAATAAGTTATGAAAAAAATATTTCCAAAGAAAGAAAGAGGACCAATGATGCTAATGGATAAGGTATTTACTATTGGTGTGTTCTCCGCAAATACACAACAATATGTATGCACCAAAGTGACCGATTTAGGAAATGATGGGACATATAAAAAATATGGAGTTCATTTCAACTGGTTACCAACAACATTTGCAGTACCGGAAATAATGAGAATGGATATTACATTAAACAATGGAAGTAATCACATTGAAGTTCAGTTATTTGAAAAACGACCGAATGGTTCATATCTACCTTTATTCCATAAAGGATATGATAAGGAAAGAATATCATCGGTAGTAAATATTCAAAGTATGCTTAACGATTTAATTAAAAGTTAATGAAAACAAAAACATATTTTAGTGAGTTCAAAAGTGATGTTGCAGTTGCAATACTAACCAAAGATGACTACCGATATGAAGTAATGAAACCACTATTTGAACAATGTGGTTTTGGTTTCGCTGAGACAAGTTCGGGTTGTGTATTCATAGATGGTGAAGTGAAATTGACCAAAGATGAATTGTGGTGGGTAGAAGCACATGAAGTAGCACACATAATGTTGAAACACACAAAGGATAGAAACGAAAGTGATGAAGTTGCGGCTGATATGTATTCAATCATATTACTATTAGATAAAGGGTATAAGAAAGCAGCACAATTAGTAGAGGATAAATTTGAAGAAAGACATAAAAGAAAATATTATGAAACTAACAATTAAGAACTTTGAAAAACTATTCCGTAAACAATGGGATGATAAAAACTACATTGAAGATATTGATGAAAGGAGAGATGAATATAGAATTAATGTATGGCGAGGTAATATGAGACATATCATTATATTAAATAGAAGGCCGGTAGAACTTAACCCATCAGCTATATCGGATGGTTATTACACAATTGGAAAATGGAGTAACGAAGCATATTGTGTAAGATATCCCTATTGGATAAAGCATGAGGACATAGTGAATATAAATAGTCTAATGAACAAACTTAAATTACTAACGGATGAATGGACACCTAAATTATTATAAGTTATGAATTACAATATAATACTAGCAATCGCAATGGTATGTTTACCTTACGAAATGGAACGAGAGGAATTAAGAATCAACACAATGATTGAAACGATTACTCCCGAAATAGTGACACTAACCACATATAAAGCAAATGCAGCCGAAACGGATAGTACACCAAATATAACTGCGAGTGGATTTAAGATTACTAATCCAAAGAAACATAGAATTATTGCAGTTAGTAGAGATTTAAAAAAGAAATATAAGTTTGGACAAAAGATTAGAATTGTTGGTGCCGGCAAATATGATGGTACATATAGAGTTCACGATGTAATGAACAAACGATATACGAAACGAATTGATATATTAATTGGAGCAAACGATAAACAAACTAAATTAAGAAAAATTAAAATTTATAAAATATGAAAAAGCCAGAAAACTTTCACAAAGTAGATAACGAAAAAATTAAATTTGGAAATACTGAAATTGAAATTGATGTATGTAAAGAGGGATTCTTTGTTCAGCAACGATACGATGGAAGTTGGAAAAATTGTGTATTGTTTGAAATGAATTGGGATAAAAACCAATACAATGTTAAAATATGTGCAATTGGTGATGGTATGGATGGTTGGTATATACATGAAGATATGCCTATCGTAAAAGATTCAATTCTAACGATAGAACGATTTAAGGAATTTGTTATCGATAGTATGTATGATGTGGCAAATAAAGTTAATTTAGAAGTGGTACAACCTGATACAATGGGTATGACTGATATGACGTTAACTGAAATTAAACATAGTGTAGCGAGTAGTTCAGGTCCTAATACAACATATGAAGTGACCGAAAATGTACTTGGAACTAGTGATTGGAGTTGTACTTGTCCTGCATATCAGTATAGTAAAGAAACACCACAAACTTGTAAACATATTAAACAACTTAAACCATAGTGTATGCTAACCATTAAAAACTTTAATGAACTTAAAGGTAATTATATTGAATGTGATGGTTATACATTATCCATTGAGGATATAAACGAAGGTACGGAAAAGTATGCAATAACAGTTTCATTGATAAAACAAAATGGAACAATACAAGATTACATTGGATTTACTCTATTAAGGGATAGCAGTGCAAAATATAGTGGTAACTATGTTATGTATCAAACACACGCATCTCATTTAAGAACCGAAGTGACTTTGAATTGTATTAAAAACAAAGATTGGTTTGGTTATATGATATGCCAAATGGCGGGTAACAATAATTGGCAAATGAAAATTAAACCTATTAAAGCATATAAATAGATTTGGTAGTATCAGAAAAATTAACTACCTTTATAGATTAAATAAAACAAATTATGAAAACATTTAAAGATATTGAATTTAAAACAAACCCTATGGGTGCTGAGTTTGGTATTGTAAGTAGAACTAAATTAGATAATGGATATGAAGTATCAGTAGTACAAAGTCCGCACTCGTATGGTGGTGATATCGGATTGTATGAATTAGCTATTTTCAAAGATGGTGAAATATGTTACGATACGCCGATTACGAATGATGTACTTGGTTATTTAAGACCCGAAGATGTAATGGATGTAATTGCTAAACTTGAAAAATTATAATATGCTTACAATAAAAAACATAGAAAAAATGGTTGGTTATACTTGTAATAGCCGAACCATAAAAGAATTTTATAATCTACATAATCAAAGAATGAATTATGATTCTTATGTATTTGTATTTAAAGATGATGGTGCGGGCAAACCGGATTGTGAAGTTTATTTAGACAGAGATAAAAAACCACAAGGTAATTATAAACTATATGTTATGGGATGGGCAGCAGCTACCGAAGTCGAAATAGATAATTCAGATGTTAGAAGTGCAGCTGATTTGGCAACTATGATAACAAAATGTTTAGCAAAATTGGATAACTATAATTTTAAATAATATTAGGTATCATATAATAAAAAATACTAATATGATAAGGTTATATTGACGTAACTAGTTGATTCTCAATAAAAACTTTTAAAATTAGTTCACTTTGGGCATTGCCAATTCAATATAAAGTCGTATCTTTATGTATTGAGTTGAGAGAATGACTACTCATATAATAAAAAATCATAATATATGCTAACACTAAATAATATAGAAAAATTAAAAAATACATACATTGGAAAATGGGAAGTCTTGGGAGTAGAAGTATGTGGTGCTAGTGAACATCACATAAACGCAGACCATTATAATATTCGTTTAAGTAGAAATAGTAATAGTAAAGATAGTGTTGGTGCCGCTATTCAAATTGAAAGAAAAGCAGGGGAATTTGGTTATAATATTTGCGTATGTTATGAACACTATGATAAATTTATTTCAATTACAGCATGGCCGAAAGATAGATTACTAGATAAAAAGAATTTCTTAGCTTCAATGCAAGGGATTTTAGATGCCGAATATGATAAACGTAAATAAAATATAAAACCTAAAATATGAAATTAGAAACAATTTACAAAAAAACAAAGACCGGTGCAACGCAAGAATGGACAATTGAAGTAGTAGGTAATAAATACCGAACCCATAGTGGACAAGTTGGCGGTGCTATTACTACGAATGAGTGGACAATTTGTTATGGTAAGAATATTGGTAGAGCAAATGAAACTACGGATAAAGAACAAACGATGGCAGAGGCGGTAGCTAAACGAACTAAGAAATTAGAGAGTGGTTACTTTGAGAATATTAAACACATAAACAAAACACAATACTTTGAACCAATGTTAGCTGCAAAGTGGGAGGATTGTAAAGATAAAGTTACATATCCAATTTATTCGCAAGCTAAGTTAGATGGTATTCGTTGTATAGTGACAAAAGATGGTATGTTTAGCAGAAATGGTAAACCTATTCTTTCAGCGCAACATATCATGTATAGCTTATGGCATGTATTTGTAATGAATCCTGATTTGATATTAGATGGTGAGTTATATGCCGATAAGTTCGCTAATGATTTCAATAAGATTGTATCTTTGGTTAAAAAAACAAAACCAACTAAAGAGGATTTAATTGAAAGTGAAAAAAGTATAGAGTATCACATATACGATTTACCTAGTTCAGATAATAACTTTGTAAAAAGAATGTATGATTTAGGAATACTATTTGAAACATTTTCACAAGTAGGTAAGTATTGTAGAATAGTACAAACATATAAAGTTGATAATGCAGATATGGTTGAGGAATTATATGGTGGATATGTAGAACAAGGTTATGAAGGTCAAATCTTAAGAATAGATGGTAAGTATGAAAACAAACGAAGTAAGAATTTATTAAAACACAAATCGTTTGTTGATGATGAATATACTATCTTAGATATTGTAGAGGGTGAGGGTAATAGAACCGGCACTGCTGGTTATATGGTATTTGAAACGATTGATGGAAAACCTTTCAAATCAAATGTAAAAGGAACATGGGATGAAACGGCTGAAATGTTAAAGAGTAAAAAGAAACTAATCGGTAAGCAAGCAACGATTAAGTATTTTAATTTAACACCTGATGGTATTCCCCGTTTTCCATATGTAATTAATATTGATAGAAACGAATACGAATAAGTTATGAGAAAGAAAATAATATTCATAGATGTAGATGGGCCTTTAGCGTGGGGAAATTGGGGTGATGGAAAGGTTATAATTGATGAAGGAAATGTATCACCATTTACAATACCATATGCTTGGGATATACCTGAATGTGAAGCATTGAAAACTATATTAGATGAAACAAATGCTGAGTTAGTATTGAGCTCAGATTGGAGAAATCATTTTTCATTTGACCAGATGCGTGCAATATTTCAACACTATGGAATACATCGTTCACATTTAATTGATACAACAACATATCAATACCTGTGGGATAAGATGAGTAGATGTTCAAATGATTATATGAGAGCGGCACAAATAGCAAAGTGGGTTAAAGATAATAAGATTAGTAATTGGATAGCAATTGATGATTTGAATGTAGCATTACACTTTAAGTTTATGAATATCCCACAATGGAGACACGTAAAAGTAAATGGTGAAATGCAATTCAAAGGTAAGTTAAGAAATAAGATTGATGAATGTATAACAAAATTAAATAGATAGTATGAAATATATTTTTAGAGGTCATATTGTGTTTGAATACAAACCAGATGATAAACGGGATAAAGTGGTTCAAGGTAAAATTCATGATGCAATTCCCGCATTTGATTTTTGTCATATGATTCCTGAGGATTATAAATTGTTAGGAGAATTTTTTGATAGGGTATATAGACATACTCAAGGTGAATTAGTTGAACTAAATGATATTGAAGTATATTAAATAACAAAATTAAATAGATAGTATGAAATTTGAAGAAGCAGAACAAAAAGCACTTACTATTAAATGGCAAATAGGCACTTGTAATCAAGGAGAAAGATGTTGGTGTAGGACTATAAAGCCTATTGAACCTATACTTTTTGATGATGGGGATAGTCAAGATGAATATTGGATAGTTGGATCTGGGGAGTTGCATAAACATATTGCGGAGTATTTTGTTGAACTCCATAATAAAAACATTGAAAATAAAAAATAGGTAATATGAATAAGTTAAAATTTGAATTAAAATACTTAATAAATCGTTTCAGTTGGTTGGGAATATTAAACTCACCATTCAAACCATTTAAAGTTGGTTTCTATGCTGGTAAAATAGCAATAGGTGTTCCTTATTTCTTTCCTAGAAAATGGGTTAAAGGAAATAATAAACTGATAACTGCAGCGGTTACATCGGAAATAGCAACACAAAAGAAATACAATGAATTAAATCCTACGCATGCTCGTAAGATAAAATCTTTTGAGGAGTTATTTGAAGAAAAGAAAAACTATAACTTTGCAGTACCACTTAAAGTAGGATTCAGTTATTGTGGGTTGGGTTGGAAAATAAAGTGGACTGATACCGATTATAGATTTGAATGGAACCCTGTATTTTCGTTTGTGTTCTTTGGTTATCAAATAGCAATAACAATTTATAGTCCTTACCACGACCACTATTGGACAAGTTGGTTATATTATAAAAACCATACCGATAAAACTAAATCAAAGAGAGAGAGAATAGAGCAATGTAAAAAAGAATTTGGACAAAAATGGGTTCGTAGTAAAGATGGCAAAGATGAGGTTGTGGATTATTACGAATGTATTTTGAAAAGAAAATATATAACAAATGAATTATAATAAAATAATCATAGGTATCTTATTTGGTATCTTAGGACAGATTGGTACATTCTTACAATTACAAGGTAGTTACAAGTATGGTTGGTATGAGAAGTATCAATGGTTGGTTATATTAGCATCATTACCACTAGGATGGGTTTACATACAAAGTGTAAACTCATTCATAGCTGGGTTTGGTGGGCAGATATGGCCTTCTCGTTTGTTAGGATTTGGTATCGGTGTAATTATATTTACCTTGATGTCACACTTTTTATTCAAAGAGCCATTAAGTTTAAAGAATGCATTATGTTTAGGATTGGGATTTGTAATAGTAGGTATTCAATTATTTGTTAAAAATTAGTATGAGAATATTAATTATTGCTAATATGAGGAGTGGTTCTACAACTTTATTAAAATGGTTGGGAATAGAGTTGGGGTACAAAACAATAAACGAATTACATAATCCACTATTTCCGGTTGAGTTTGAGTTAAATAGTAATAACTTTATTGTTAAAGAAATACATCATCATATTAAAGATATACCAAATTATATATCAAAGTTTGATAAAGTAATAACACTAACACGTACTGATACATTTGATAGTGCAGTTAGTTTATTATATTGTGATGAAAAACCAAATTATGATTATCATTCAAAATATAAAATAAATGATAAATGGATTTCAGACAGAATATATGAAATACATAGAATAGAAAGAGAATTTATTAAACAAAATAAAGATATCGTTAGTATAGATGCATTTCATATAACATATGAAGGCATTTTTAAAACAAAAACCGAACTTAAAAAATTATGTGAATATCTAAATATAGATGTTAATAATTTAAAAGCAAGTGAATTGTTAAATAATAATAACAGGTATCGTAATAATAATAAAATGATATGAAAAATATAGTATTAGGAATTATATTAGTTATAGCGGTTAGTTGTAATAAAACTATACCGAGTGTGATACCACCAATTGTAGTAACACCGATTGTATTAACACCGACTGAATTACCAAAAATTATATATTATGGTAAGACATCATATGAATTAAAAAATACAAAAAACTTTATCAATATTGATTCACTTAGAACAAACCTTGGTATTAGGAATATTGGAAAATACAATGGTAATAGTAATAATGGTTGGGTATATGTAGATATGAATAACGATGGATTAGAAGATATTTTTTATCCATACACATCGGATGGCGAATTTAATTCAAAACCAGATGTGTTTATAAATAAAGGTAAAACATATATTAGTGATAATAGTATGTTACCGAGTGACTACACCGGTAATCAAACAACAAGAAAAACAATTGTTGGTGATTTTAATAATGATAGTTTACCGGATTTGTTTTTATGTAATCATGGATATGAAAGTAATAACTATTGGCCAGGCGAAAACAACACATTGTTATTAAGTGACAAAAAAACAGGCAAATATAAAATAGGAACATTACCTGATATTGGTAAATCCTTTTGGCATGGGGGAGCAAGTGGTGACTTAAATAAAGATGGTAATATTGATATCGTTGTAACTGCCGGAAATAGCATTAAAGTTTTATATGGTAGTGGCAATGGTAGTTTTAATGCAACCGATTGGAAATATAAAGGAGCATCCGGTTATTTAACAATTGAAATATTAGATGTAAATGAAGATAATCAATTGGATATTATAATGACTGGGTTTGAAGGATTCCCAAATTCAGATAGGTATTCTAAATCTACTATATTTTGGAATAATAATAATGAATTTAGTAACAATACAATTATATGTGAACCAAATATAAATGGATGGGCATTGGTATTGGATATTGTAGCAGCCGACATCGATAATGATGGTACAACTGAAATAATATTAAATAGAACAATCGATAGTGGTACTAATTGGTATAATGGATTTCAATTAAGTGTGTATAAAACAACTGATAATTATAAAACGTTTAAAGAAAACAATATTATAACATATCAAACTAATTCAAAAGCATGGATGTCCAAATTAAATTTATATCAGAAAGATAATGTTTATTATTTAGATGGTATTACTATAAATGGAAAAATATATCATTGGAAACAAGACCCTATAACTAAAACATTTAATTAATGAGCAGATATGATAGATTATTATTAGAGCAAGCGAGAGATTACTTTACCCGTAAACTTAAATTATTAGAATCATTAGATAAACATCTGACGGATAAAGGAAACTTTACAAAAGGTCAGCAAGATTTATTACGGAAACTTACAAAGGATGATACTTATTCAAAAAAGTAGTACATATGAAATGGGAAAACAAATTAAAAGCAACTGGCTTCCTTTCGCTTAAAAACAAAGATGGTGATACATTTTCATATATTAAATTAGATGATGCACACAAAATAGCAGAAGCAGCCTATAATGAAGCATTGGATAAGGTATATGAAATTTATAAAGATGAAGCAGATATAGTTGATACGATTAAAGATTTAAAAATATAAAATGACATTTTATTACGATTCTATTTATGGTTTAGATTTTAAATATTTTGAATCAATTGGATATAATCTTATAGAATTACAACATAATGATTTTAGTTACATTGGTAATCTTAAAGATAATGATGTATTATTTACTACATTAGATACAATTGATAATATAAACAAATCGGTAAATCCAAATATAAAATTAAATATATTTTTGTTTATTAAACATGAATATTGTAATGAACATAGGCGTAAAGCAATTATAGAAAGTAGAAATACAAATCATACTATATATTTCTTAACAACGCATTTAGATGTGTATAGTATTGAAAATGATTTATCATTTAAAAATAGATGTTATCCATTTACAAACTTATTTTCAAAAGTAGCCTATATACCAAACAATAATAGAACAAAGAAGTTTAATTTCTTTAATAGGTCTATAAATTTACGAAGACTTAAAATATTTGAATTGCTAAAAAAAGCAGATATTCAATTAAGCCAATGTTATTATACATTTGGTAATATAATAAAAAAAGATACGTTTGGTAATCTTTCTACAATACAAGATTTTATTAATTATAGAAATAGACCGGGTGGGGGACGTAGTGGTAATGATGATTTAATAATTGATACCGAATACTTAAATCAATTTGTAAATGAGTTTTTTATATATGAGAACAAAGATGCGGTAGCATTAGGACAGATACAAAGCTCAGATACAAATGATATGTATAATACTATTAATACAAACTCATTAGATTCATATATTTCATTTACTATTGAAAGTAGTGGTGATAGTGGTGATGATTTAAGGTTGACAGAAAAAACAATTAGATCTTGGTTATGTAAAAATATATTCTTATCTTTACAATGTAATGGGTTTAACTCAGCATTAAGAGGATATGGAATCGAAACATTTGAAGATGTATTTGGATTAGAAATTGGATGGGATGATAATAAAACGGAAACTGAAAGAATAGAAATATTTGTAGATGCTTTAAAACGAATCAATGAATTATCAATTGATGAAGTTAAAGCAATATATGAATCGGATAATGTTCAACAAAGATTAGAAAAGAATTATAAATTTATAATGGAAGGCTTTAATCCTACCAATACAATATTAGAAATAGAAAAATTAATTGGTTATGAAAATAATGTTCCTAAGTGACACTCATGGTAGACACCTTGAGATTACTGAATTATATGGTGAATTGCCGTATGTAGATATTATTGTACATAGTGGGGATTGTACTCGTTATGGTGAATTTGAAGAAACTGATTTATTTATGAATTGGTTTAGTAAACAAAATGCAAAACATAAAGTATTAGTAGCGGGCAATCATGATTTTGTATTACAGCAAACCGATAGGCGTAATTGGTTATTGGCAAATAATTATGGAGTTACCTATTTAGAAGATAGTTTTATAAACATCGATGGGTTAGGTATCTATGGTAGTCCATGGTCTCCTGTATTTGGTATGTGGGCATTTATGAAACAAAGAAATGCAGAATTAGATTCGGTATGGCAAAAAGTACCAACTGACGGAAGTGTAGATTTGTTAGTGACACATACACCTAGATATGGTAGATTTGATGTGAGTGTGAGAGGCAACTATAATGTAGGATGTGAGATGTTAGCGTATAGAATCAATGACATACACCCTAAGGTCCACGTATTTGGACACATACATGAATGTGGTGGAATGATTAAAGAGGAAACCGAAGTGCCGTTAGAGGGTATGATAAGTTTGAATGCATCGTTATTAAACATTCGTTATGTATTAGCTAATCCTATTTGGATATGGGACACTGAAACAAATGATTGGAATTCAATAGAAATAAAAGAATAAGATATGATAATGAGTTATGTAATAGGAATCGGTTGCAGCTTTATAATGGCTGCAATCGTTTCATTTTTTTGGGTAAGGGGAATTGATTATATGAAAGAAAATCATCCCGATTACAAAGGTGAAGATTTTTTAAATTGGAACGATAATGAAAAATAAACTTTGGGTATTTGGCTGTTCGTTTTCAACCGGAATGAATTTGATTCAACCTACTGATGAAGATACATTAAGAATTAGTTGGCCGTATGTATTGGCGGATAAATTAGATTTAGAATTAGTAAATAGTGCACGTCCTGGACAATGTAATTGGGTATCTATATTGCAATTCATAGATAGGAGAGATGAAATTCAGCCAGGCGATAAGGTTGTATTTGAATTTACATTCTTTGATAGGTATAATATTTATCCAACAAAAGCACAATTAATAGATTTAGAAGCTTATTTTAGTAGACATTCTAATGGTGGAACATTTGCAGATAATTTAGTAGAAATGAGGAAGGTTAATTATAATTGGTTTAATAAACAAGTAAACAATTGGTGTATTAAAAAAAAAATATCAATTTACTATTGGAGTGCAGAAGGACAAGTTCATTCAGATTTTAAAAAATACAAAGAGATTATTACTTTTATACCTGCACCCAATTCAACAAACGAATTTACAAACTATTCGTTTTATACAAAGTGGCAAGACCAATTAGAGGAACAACATATTATAGAACCGAATGGTAATATTGATAAACATTTTAATGAGTTAGGACATCAACGAATGGCTAATCATTTTTTTGAATATATTAATACTTATAGGAAATCGTTATTATGAATAAGTTATGGATTTTCGGTGATAGTTTTTCACATGGGCACGGCTTTAATAATTCTGACCCATTCTATGAAGTTACTTTATCCGATGATATTGATAAAAGATATTGGTGTGAAATAGTAGCACATGAATTAAATTTGGAACTACATAATCACGCTAGAGTAGGTGCATCCAATGACTATATATTGGACAACATTTTAAATAACGCAGATAAGATTGGAGAAAACGATTATGTTGTAATCCAAGCTACATATTATAGTAGATTTGATGTTCCACACAAAAGCTCATTTAGTTTTTTACATACAATTGTTAGATATGATGATAGTAGACATATTAACGTAAACTTAATAGGTGATGATGATATGACTGACCATAAACACGAAACATTAGTAGATTTTGCAGTTTATTTTGCAGGATTACCGGCATACAAACACAGACAACTTAATAGATTTGAAAAATTAATAAATTTACTAAAAACAAAAAATGTTGTATTTTGGTGTTTAGAATCTCCAGATTCTCCAAATATACATGAAATTGAAATTCTAAAAAAACCATACTTTCTTAAATTTGAGAACAAATATATAGGTGGAGAGGATTGTTTCAAAGAACACAAAGCAACTATTTCCGATGAAAGTAATGGTAAGATGCAAGATGGACATATTGGTGTAAAAGGACAACAAATCATGTCAGTAGAAATACTAAAAAAGTTTAACCAACGAATGGCTAATCATTTTTTTGAACATATTAATACTTATAGGAAATCGTTATTATGAAAGTTTTAGTTATCGGTGATAGTTGTACTGATGTATTTGTATATGGTTATTGTAAAAGATTATGTCCCGAAGGACCTGTGCCAATATTTGAACCGAGTAGAACAATTACCAATATGGGTATGAGTGGTAATGTAGTAGCTAATCTTAAATCGTTGGGAGCTGAGAAAGTTGAGTTGGTTACTAACAAAGAACAAATTACAAAGACTAGATATGTAGAGGAAAAAGCAAATCATATGATTATCAGAATTGATAGTAATGATAAGGTTAGTAATTCATTTGATGTAAAAAGAGTTCCATTCAATGATTATGATGCAGTTATTGTAAGTGATTATGACAAAGGATTTCTATCATTATCAGATTTGAAATTGATTAGTGATTCACATCCATTAACTTTTATAGATACAAAGAAACCATTATCAGCAGAAATGCGTAATTATACATTCATTAAGATAAATGAAGTTGAGTGGGAAAATTGTAAAGGACAGGAATACGAAATGTGGCGAGAAAGATTAATTATAACAATGAGTGAACGAGGTGCAATGTATGATGGTATTACATATCCGGTTAACAACGATATTGAGGTTAGAGATTTGAGTGGTGCAGGTGATACCTTTATGGCTTCATTAGTAGTTAGTTATTTAAAAACAAAAAGTATAGAAGTTAGTATTGAATACGCAAATGATTGTGCAACAAAAGTTGTACAAAAACGTGGTGTAGTTACATTGTAATAATAAAAACATATATTTATATAAAACAAAACAAAATGATAAATTTAGAAGCATTTGGACCATTTTTAGAGCACGCTGGAAATGTAGAATTAGTAGAAGCAAAATTATTTGGACTTATTGTATTAAATAAAGATAATACATTTTCAACAATAACAATTGCTGAAGACGAATTAGTGAAATACGAACATGTTAATTTTTTAGACATCGAAGATGATGAATTAAAAGAAAGATTAGTAGAAGAAGCACATTTAGTAAGTATTTCAAATCCAGCATGGCCTATTGCTAAGTTGATTGAATGGTAGTATATTAATACTAAATAATGGTTACACAAAATAAATTATGGTGCTTCGGTGATTCGTTTACCGCAGGTGATGGGTGTATTCGGTCACCTAAAGAAAACCCATATTCACCAACTACGATTTCGTATAGAAAATATTTAAACAAACAGGATGGAGAGGAAATTCTAATCTATCCTGATTATGTGTCTAACCATTTCAATTTAGAATTAATCAATACAGCTAGTGGTGGTGCATCAAATGAAATGATATTTGATAATGTATTTACACATATAAAAGATATAAAGAAAGATGATTATATTATAATTGGAATATCTTATTTTGAAAGATTTGATGTTTTCATAAATAATATATTATCACCAACTAACATAAATAGTATATCAACAACATCGGATATTGTATTTCAAAATAATGCTTTAAGTAGACAAGGATTATTAGAAATTGTAAACAATAGAAATAATAAAGTATTTAAAGATAGATTGATTCGACAAATCAAAGCAGTAAAATATTTATTAAATTCGATATGTGATAATGTATGTATATGGACACATGATAATGATATATTAGATGGTGTAGATACCGACGTATTTTTAATACCAGATAAATATAAAAAATTTAGTTCATTTGTATATGATAATAAAATGGCATTAGCACAAGAAACAAATGGTGAGGTTCCCGATGGACATTTTGGTGCACCCGGTCACAAACTTTGGGCAGATATTATAATAAAATATTTTGAAAATGGAACAAAATAATATTTGGATATTTGGATGTTCACATTCTACTACTATTTGGAAAGATGAAGCAAAAACCGATGGTATAAAACCATATGGAAAATATTTAAGTGAATGGTTTGATTTAAAATATAATCAACCGGATAAGAGTGGACAAGGTAATGATAGTATTGTTACCGAAATCTTTAAAAATATCAATAACATAAAAAAAGATGATTTACTAATAGTACAATTTACACATTTTAGTAGGTCCGTTTGGTATGATACACAGCAAAAAGAAATATACAACGGTGCATGGGCAGAACGTAAAGGAATTAATCCAAATCCAAATGATATTAATAATGAAAGTTGGTATAAAATTACAGACCTAAAATCACAACATCCAATAATACAAACACATATTTTCTTAAAAGAATTAAGTAAATTGATTGGATTTAAATATTATGTGTTTTTCTATGAAGATTGGATGTGTAAAGATTACGAATACTTTTTTAGAGAGGATGTAAATTCAAAAGTTACAATAAAATTTGGTGATGAACAATTTAATACATTGGGTAGATACACTAAGCATTATAAATTAACAACTTTGGCGGAAAGTGGTGAAATGCAAGATGGTCATATGAGTACGGAATCACATAGACGAGTTGCAGAAATGATACACAAATACATAAATGAAAATGGATAAGTTATACATATATGGATGTTCACATAGTGCCGGCAATCTATTAGGATATTCACACTTTGAAGATCCAGGATTACCTAGAATAAAGAATGATATTAATTTTATGGAAACTGACTATACCAAATGGTTAGGTAGAAAGGGAATGCCATTTTTTGAAATAATAGCAAATGAATTGAACTTAGATTGGATATTAAGAGCAGAAGGTGGTGATAGTAATTCACAACAATTTAAAAAGCTATTAAAAGACCTACCAAATATAAAAGAAAATGATGTTGTATTATTTCAATTAACACATTATCATAGATTTGAAGTTCCGTATAAAAACAATGAAGGAAAGTGGGAAACTACTGCATTTCAAGCCGGCGGTAGTTTAAAATATGATAATGATAAATATCGTCAATTTTATATGGCACATTTAGATTTTGAAGATTGGATATCGATAAATTCTGTTGTAATAATATTATCATTATTAAATTACATTAAAAGTAATGTAACTAAAAATGTATTTTTATGGAGTTATCCAAATATAGAGCAGTGTATAAAAGAAAATACATCTATATTAAATTTTCCTAATTTAATTAAATTTGAATGTGACAGAGGAATTGTAGAAACGGCATATGAATGTAGTAATCATATAGATTGGAATACTGATTTGATTATTGAATTTGAAACTAATAAAATAGTAAAAGATTCACATTTTGGAGAAACTGGACATAAATTTATAGCCAAAAACATACTTAATTACATAAATCATAATACTTATATAAAAGAAAAAGGAGATTAAAAAATGTCAGAATTAATAACAAGAGAAGTTAAATACGCTGGATTCAGAGAATTATCAGATGCAAATGAAGCATTGTATCAAGCTGGACAAGTTGGTGTTACATTAGTAAATGAAGATGGAACTATATTCACAGCAGCTGTGTTAAGTATGGATGAGTTTGAAACCGACAGATACTTAGTTATCACTCCAAATGATAAAGTAAAAGCATCAGCAGCATCAGTAGCAAACCCTGGATATTGTTTTGTTTGGGATAAAGATGTGAATGGTGTGCATGCAGATGATGTACATGAGACAGGTGTTGGACCAGTTGTAGAAATTCCAGTAGAAGAAGTAACTGAATAATATTATATATTTATATTAACAATAGGGGTAATTAAAAAATACCCCTATTTTTGTTTGGTATAATGGATAACTTATTGTATATTTACATTATGAATATATTTAGAAAAATAAAGCAATTCTTTAAGCCTGAATATCATTTCTTTATGTTAAAAAATGGCGAGGAGCTAGAACTAAGAGTATATCGTAATGGTATAAGAGTTTCACAAAAAGAATTAATGACTACTAAAAGAGGCAGTAAAGTATTAGGTGATTATTTAGCAGAACAAAAAGCAAAAGAAACAAAATCTAAATAATATGTTTCAATTAAATAGACAATTGATGAAGTTTAATGATAAACTATATATCGTTAAAAAAACAATCGATGGTGAACGCATAAATGATTTAGAATTAGCCAAAGAATATTACGAAGCTGATTACATATTAAGACCCAAAACATCCAACGATTATATATTTTTAGAAACAATACAAGATTTAGAATATGAGCAAATCAATGAGTCAAAAGGACATCCTATTGCAGAACATAATGAAGTCCGACAAGAAGAAGCAGAACAAGATAGTATCTAACAATTCAGTTGGTAAAACTAATACCAAAGGTACAATAGATGTAAAGGCTAAGAATAGAAAATCACAATAACATTTGGTAGTTTGAATAATTTATCGTATCTTTATAAAAATAAAGGTTATGTTTGATAAATTAATAGCAGTAATACAACAATTTGGACATTCAATAATGCCCGTATTCGTAGTGGATATGTGGGAAAAGGCATTGGTATTAAGATTCGGTAAGTTTAATGATATAAAAGATCCGGGTTTACATTGGAAAATACCATTTGTAGATTCAGTATGGCATCAAACCATTGTAACACAATCAATACATTTGCATCCACAATCAATCACATCATTAGATTATAGAAATATAGTAGTAAGAGCAATTGTTAGGTATGATATTGCAGATGCATATTTGTTTTTAACTAAGTTAGCACACCCGACTGATGTATTGGTAGACACAACGGGTGCAATGATTAGAGAAATTATTGAGGAACGAAATTGGGAAGACTTGATTGATATAGAAGTTGAATTAACCAAAACAATTGGTGCTAAAGTTAAAGAGTGGGGTATTAATATAGAAAAGGTCACTTTAACCGATTTAGCTGAAATCAATTCAATCAGAGTTATAACCGATGGTGATAACAATAGACAATCAATAGTTCCATTAACCGATACAACCAATAGCTAATATGAAAAGTAGACGTAACAAACACAAAGGGGATGGTGAAATAAGAAAAGTATTTATGCAGCAACTTATAAACACATTAAAGGATAGTGAGTTTATGGAAGGAGTAATGAATGAATTGATTGCATTATATAATCAAAATACAGATGAACAAAACCAATTAGAATTTGATGAAAGTATGTTACCTGATATGTTAGCGGTATGTGTAGAGAATGAGCAATATGAAATCGCAGCGAGAATACATAAACAAATGACTAAAACCGAAACAAATGTTGAAGCAAGATAAGGAAGGATATTATATAGTTGAATCGGCATTGGATTTAAAACAATACCATAGAATGACAGATTTAACTATGCGAGAGAAAATTCAATTAAGAGCAGAATTGAATCCAGAAAAGGTAAAGGTAAAGAAATCAAACCCTAAACAAATGGATGGTGTTAAGAGTGATGAACCTTTTGTAAAAACAAGAAAGATAACAAAGAAAGTAGACAGACCAGAGCCAACTGAATTTGATAAATGGTTTAATTAATATGGAAAAACATTACGCAAAAGAAATAATAGCATGGGCAGAGGAAGCTAAAGAAACATTATTAATTCGTAAAGAAATAATATTAGATGATGATTTAACCGATGAACAATTAGGTGCTATTGTTAGAATAATGTATCGTGCAAAAGTAAGAGCAGAAAATGATTCAATTGAAAGATGTAAAAAATTTATATGACAAACAAACATAATATAGAAATCGTATTTGCAACCGGATGTTCACATAGTGCAGGTGGCGGATTAGAAACTATTAAGTATGCAGACGATAAGGTAACATTAGTACGTGATATCTACAAAGAAAAATACAATGTATGGTGGGATAATCAATTAGAAGTTACATATGCTAGTAGATTAGCAGATATGCTAGGATGTAAGGTAGAAAACAAAGCAGCAAGTGGTGGTGGAACTGGTAGAGCAGTTAGAGAGGCATTTGATTTTGTAAAAAGAAATTGGGATAAAAAAGATAAGTTACTATTGTTATTAGAATTACCCGCATACTTTCATAGATTAGATATGTATTCAACCAATCTAAATAGTTGGGTAGTAGTAAATCATTCAGTTAATGAGAATGGTGTAAGAGACCATATATACGCAACACGTGGGTATTATATGGATGGGCACCATGGTGATTTTAAAAATACAAATAAAGATGGTGCATTAGAAAAATACTTAGATAACTTTATAGATTATGATATTGAAGTTGCTAAAATGAATAGAGAGGCAGAGATGTTATTGACATTTTTAAAATACCATAAAATTAAATTTATATATTTTGAAGGTGGTCAAAAACTAAAAGGTGTTTTGGATAAATCATTATTATCAAACGAATTAAATATAGAAGGGCATACTGATTTTCATCATTGGATAATGAAAAACGGATATACTATAAAGGATGAATTAGGTGCTGATATATTAAACGATTTACATCCTGGTTATTTCGGCAACATAAAGTTTGCTGAGTTTTTATATGGATATGTAAATGAAAATTGGGATATATTATAATGAAAGGATATTTTTTACCAGATTATAATATTGCACTACAATTTACTAATAAAACAGGTAGTTTACAAATGATAAATACCTTTATGTTATTTTTTAATTACAATAATATAAAATATGAGGAGGCTACTATATTATATAATTCACCTAATCCATTTGATGAAAAAACGCAATTTTATATTTTTACAAGAAATCCAATAGATAGATTTATTACAACGTATAATTGGTTTATGAATTCAATTGATGGACCGGAAAATGTTTTAAATTTAAAAAAGAAATATAACATACCTGATATAGAATCATATATCAATAACTATACTAAGATAATGTACGAAATAGATGATACACATTATCAACCACAAATATTTGAAATTTTAGCGTTTGAACGAAATAAGTTTAATTTTGATTCAAAATCAATAAAAGATTCTCTTTTTAAAGGATATAATACTAATTATACATTTCTAAATATGGAAATGATTTCAACATTTTTAGAAAATTTTACAAATACATATCAATATTCGCATGGTAATCTTTTAGATTTATCGTTACCTAAAACGGATTACGAATGCAAACTAATATTAGATTTAATACCAGAATTTGTATCTATGGATATAGAATCAAAAAAACATTTTAATTTTTTATATTTGGCAATTAAATCAATTTTAGACAAAGGTCATCATCATACTAATAGCAGAATTGAATTAGATACTCCAAAACTCCGTGCAATTATAGGAAAAATACCTATTATTAAAATAGAAACACAATTATATGGATATTCTTTATAGTCCGTAAAAGTCTCATATAACAAAAATATTTAATATGTTGCATGTCATGCAAGTCAATAGCAGTAAGGGGTACATAAAAAGTACCCTTTTTCTTTGGTAAAATGGGTAATTTTTCGTATCTTTAAGTATATGAATACAATAGAAATACTAGGATATGTGGCTACAATAGTTACATTAATATCAATGATGGCTAAGAATATGAAACTATTGAGAATATTAAACTCAATTGGTTGCGTATTATGGATGTCATACGGAATTATACGAAATGATAATCCGGTTATAGTGGTGAATAGTACAATATTGATAATTCATTTAGTATCTTTGTATAAAACAAAACGAAATGAATCAATGGGTATGTAGTATATGTGGCAATGATACATCTAATACGGATTATGATTACTTAGTTAATTATGACCATATCAGTTGTTTATTAGGAGTATGGGGTGGCAAAGATGTACCAACAAATAAAAGTAAATTAAAGAAACCTATGAAAATTAAGAATTGGGATAAGACTAGTGGGTTTACATACAAAGGTTATACGATAGTTAATCCAATACATAATGCAACAGGTGAATGTTATTATGCAGATGTATTAAATTTAAACTTACCACAAAAACCAAAATGGCATTTAGAATTATTATTGGGGTGTGGGGGCATAACACCTGCGTATGGTGAACACATACTTAAATTATTGGATGGCAACGGCTTGAATATAAAACACAAAATAGAATTAGTTGATATTAGAACTATTGCTTTATTTAGAGTAAGGTATGAGGAAATAATTGATGAAATGTTAAGTAGACAATTAACATCAGCACCAACACATGGTGTTCATTCACCCGGTATAACTACAAATGGAACTAATATTGTTTACACTAATGGTAATACAACATATACACATGGTTCAATAGTAGATACAATAAAAGAGTTACAAAGACAAATTGATGAATTAAAATTACATACACCATCAAATCCTTTTTAACATTAATAAAAATACAATGGAAACAAAAGCATTAAAAAAACTAAAAGAGGAATTAGAATATTGGAAATACTATGAATCAGTAAACAATATGGGTAAATGGTCTAAGCAAGTACGTGTGGATAAGTTAAAAGAACAAATCGAAAACTTAGAAACATTAACTGGATTTGCTGCACAATTTTATAGTGGTAGCGATGAAAATGAAAAGTTAATATTCACCGAAGGATTTGTAGAAGCAGTAAGGGTTATGGGTTCACTAGAACAAGATGAAGTTATTGAAAACGAAAGTGGTAGCTACGATGACTTATTTAATAAAAAAGGTATAGCACATAAAAACTAAATGATATGGATTACTCAATGATTGTATTTTGCGGAATGACAATTCTTATATTTGGCATAACAATATTAGATGAAAAAATAAGTGAGAACAAAAAAAGTAAAACAAAGTAATATGAAAAAAGTAATAGCAATTTTATTAGTATCGTTATTGTGGGTATGCTTAGTAAATGCACAGTATCCAAATAGAGACACAATACATTACAATCAATTTAGAGATTTGGTTGAATGGCAAAGAGAACATTGGAAAAATAGAATTGAAAAGGAAACGAATGAACAATATCAAATGATTTATATTGATAGGGCAATCATTGATAAAAAGAATAAAAAAATATATCTTTATAGTTCATACGATTTAGTATCGGGTGATGAACATGGTATTGGTATAAATTTATTTGTTAAACCAAAAAAGAAAAAAACTAAGTTATGGAAATTATAATAACACTAATTGTATTGATTATTGTATGGTGTGTTGCATTTATGGTAGGAATAAAACAAGGTACAAAACAATTAACCAATCAAATTAAAAAAGATGGTGGGTATTTTGATATGGAAATTACAGGAGCAGTTTACCCGTATAAAACTAGTTCACTAAATGATGACACAATGGGCTCAATTGGTAGTAAACCAAAAACACAAACGGATTATGCGAGAGAACATAGTAAGGAATTTGAAGCAGAAGTTCGTAATGTGATTATAACAACATTAAAAGAAAAACATAAAAAGAAATAAATTATGATAGTATTATTAATTATGGCATTTATTATCGGTTGGTTAGTAGGTGCAAAGCAAGAACAAAAACGTTTATTGAATCCAAAAGTGTATGCACCTGAACCGGAAGTTGTAGAACATTTACAAAAGTTAGCGGGTATCAAAGAACATGATAGCACAAAGGGTGTAGAAATTTTATCAGAAATTAATACTAATCTTAGTAAGAAAAAAGATGTTAATGGTAATAAATTACTAACTGAACTTTTAAATGCAGCCAACATTGAAACAAAATCGGATAACGATAAAAAATAGTGAGAACATTGTATTATCAGATGTAGGGAATGGTTGGTCTATAAATAAAATTAGAAGTTCACTCAATCATTATCATATCAGTATAAATAATCGTGGTTATAACTATTTTATATATTGTACTATAAGCCGCAAACCTACACCTATTGGATTGTTCATACTAACATATGGTACGGAGTATATGGCAATAACAAAAGACCAACTAAAAAATATGCGATATGTAGTTAGGTGTATAAACGGATTGATATGCTAACAATTAAGAATTATATTGAAATTGTAAATACAAAGATTAGAGATACGACTGTATTTATCCATAATGTTGAGGAAACTGAAACTCAATATAGAATAGTAGTGGCTAATAACCATAACATTGGATTTGAAATGAGTTTAGAGCGGACACCAATTGGACGAGGTGACACGGCATTATATGAATTATGGTATTGGGATAAGAATGGAAATGTTCAACGAAGTTTATTAGCAAAGAATAAAATCGATACAAAGCGGAAAATGATAAAACGAATTACCGAACTTATAATTAAATAGTATGCTAACAATAAAGAATTATATAGGTAACCCAATGACAGAAAGTGATTTTTTCCTGTTTGAACGTTGCACCATATATGATGTAGAGGAAAAAAAATTGGTATATGAATTTAGAATAAGGGATAAGGATTGCATACCATTGTGTTCTATCTATTTAGCAAGAGAAGCTAATCCTGAGGGTAAGTATGGTATGTGGGGTATAATTAATAGTTACGTTTATAGGACAACAGAAACTCGTTATATAGATAAGGTATTAATAAAGAATTGGAATTGGGTAGCAACTGATATGAATGCAATTATTCAAGATATATCAAAAATGAAATGGATATGAATGTACATGATTGTATTAGATGCAACAATCCAATTAACTATGATGATACTGACTGGTGCGATGTATGTGATATGAGTGTGTTTGATGACCGAATGATAAAACAAAATAATATGCTAACAATAAAAAATCCGCAACAATTAATCGGACAAGAATATAGTGATTGGTTAAAAGTAATTGGTGCAAACGAGAATCAATATCATTATGAATTTACATTGGCTAATAAAGAAATGAGCCAAATAGAAACTTTCTTATTACATAGAAAGCAAACCGAAAATGGATGTTATATACTGGAATATAATGGTCACACATTATGGTTAAATAAAGATGAGTTTGACACAACGGATAAGATTATAATTTGTATGCAAACAATATAATCAGCGGGAAGGGGCGGGGGTTGAGCGAAGGTCGTTTAACCTAATTTTTTTTTGATAGTTTCATATATATTTCGTATCTTTAAGTATAAACTAATTCATAGTATGGCACTAAGAAAAATTCTAAGAGCAATGAAAGCATCATTGATTGCAGAGCAAGCTAGAATACCTAAAACAATATTAGGTAATTTCATACATAGATTTAAAATACATTCTATGGAAGGTAGAATATCTAAAATAGAAACCGAATTACTCAAACGAAAAACAAAGAAAGTATGAATTTAGGATATGCATGTATTAATATGAGTTTGGGTAAAAAGGTCACTACAAACCGAACAATGATTAAGAGAACTTTTTTAGAAAAGGGACTGGATTATGTATCGGATTGTGTTATACAAAATGTAGCGGACTTAGAACGGATTATAGAATGGAATGAGCAGAATGGTATTAAGATGTATCGTATGAGTTCCGATATGATGCCATGGGCTACTGAATATCAATTTGAACAATTAAAAGATTGGAATGAAATTGCAATCATACTAAAAAGATGTGGTGATAAAGCAACAAAGTATGGACAAAGATTATCATTTCATCCAGGTCCTTTTAATGTATTAGTTTCACCAAAAGAAGCGGTAGTACAAAATACAATAAATGATTTAGAAGTGCATGGTAGGTTGATGGATGCGATAGGATTATCTAAAACACCTTACAATAAAATCAATATACATTGTAACGGAGTGTATGGTGATAAGCAAAGTGCGATGGATAGGTTCATAGATAATTTTAAACTACTATCTGATTCAGTAAAGAGCAGATTAACAATTGAGAATGACGATAAGGCGAGTATGTATTCAGTTAAAGACTTAATGTATATTCACAATGCAATAAAGATACCTATTGTATTTGATTATCATCATCACACATTCAATACCGGAAATTTAAGTGAGCAAGATGCATTAGAGTTAGCTATGAGTACATGGCCGAAAGGTATAACACCGGCAGTTCACTATTCTGAAAGTAAGATGGGTAGTAAGCCACAGGCACATAGTGATTTCATTGAAAGGATTCCTGAAACATACGGCAACATAGTGGACATAATGGTAGAAGCAAAACAAAAAGATTTAGCAATAATAAAATTTATATAGAATGAAAACAATAGCAACGATAGCATTGATAGTAGAAATAGCATGTGTATTGACGGCAGTAGTATGGATAACAATACTATTGATTAAAGCATCAAAATTGATTAAAGCATCAAAATCGAAGAAATAAAATGAAAACAGCATTAGAAACACTATATGATAACTATGGTAACGGAATGGACGAACTATGGAGAAAATCAGATGTAGGTGATTTAGATGATTGGCTTTATGATAATTGGTTAGTGGAAGACTCTACCGGAAAATTTAGAATATTAAAAATAGAAGAGTTTGATTATTTACTTAAAAATGATAATAACTTCGCAAATAAATGGAATAACATATGATAACAATAATAACAATATACATAATAGGATTTTTATTGACACTAACATTTTTCAAATACTTTGGAGTGAAAATTGGATTTGATTATGATAATCGTAAAATGGAATGGGATGACTGGGATAGTAATGAACAAGCATTTACTGCATTCTCTATATTTTGGCCGGTGATAATACCTATGATTTTAATAATTGGTATTTTCAAAATGATATTCAAATTTGGAAAATGGTTTTTAAATAAATAGTATGCTACGAATACAAAACATAAATAAGATACAGCATAAAACACTCGGTAAGAAAAACTTTTATGTAGAAAGGGTTGAGGAAAAATTTGATATGGATGGAGCAATGTTCACTACAAAAAACCATAAATACATATTTGAATTAACTAATAGAAAATGGGCAATAACGGTCACATTAGATAGGGATGAGGTGGGACGTGATGGTAACTATGATTATAAATTACATAGTAGCACGGGACACATATACTACATAACACCAAAAGAAATTGGTAATATGGATATATTCATTGACAAGTTAAGATTAGTTGCATTAGGTTAAATAAAAATGATATGCTAAAAATACAAAACATAGATAAGATAATAAACATAACATCACCACTACCTTACAAATGGCATATAATTAAGGCAACTGAAGCAGTTGATACTTATAAAGATGTATATGGATTTGCTGTTTCTATAAATGGTAAAATACAAAATATATTTTATTTGAATAGAGAGAGCCAATATGTAAGCGGTAGAAACGAACCTGTTTATAGATTGTATAAAGATTTTGACCAAACTAAAATAAATAGGTGGTTAAGTTTACATCAAATAAGCCCGTACTTTATAAAGCAAGCAATTGATAAAATGTTAAACGAATAGTATGCTAAAAATAGGTAATATACAAAAGATAGAAGGAACTAAAATAGAGACAGTGCATGCACATTGGGTAGTAATGAGTATAGAGGAACTAAAATATGATTATAATATCAAAGTTAGATTTGATTATGGTAAATCATTCGGAGTAAAGCATCCAAAGTATATAAAATTTAAAATATTAAGATATAATGAATTCGATAGTACAGCAAACGAATGGCGAATGTATAATGACCAAAATAGTAATTGTGTAACACTAACAAAAGGTTTATTAGATTTCAAAATGTTTCCTGGTATGTTAGGCGGACAATTAGATAGTTTCAGTAAATAAAACAAAATAATATGGAAAATACAGAAGCACAAATTAGAATAGAATTAGTAGACGGGGATAAAAAAGTATCCACATCAATGTATTTAGCACAATATTCTATGATTAAATTCTTACATAATATTCATTTAGGGGATGATATGATAGAAAGTTTAATAGAAGAATTTAATAAACAAAAGAATAAGTAAATAACGGCGGGCGGGGGTTGGGGGAAAAAAGTGTCGTTACCTAAATTTTTTTGATAGTAAAAACTATATATACAATGCTAACAATAGAAAATATGTTTACACTAATCAATCAAAGAATTGATGGTGGTACGGGAGTTTATTATGTACTTAACACATGGAGTTGGAATCAAGAGGGTAACGAACAATATCATATTCATTTGAGACATATAAATAAAACGTATAGTGATATTAAAATTGTATTGAATAGATTTAAAACGGATAAGGGTTATATAATATGGAATGAAGCTACTCCTATTAATAGTATGTTATTAAAGGTAGAACAAATAAGTAATAAACAAACTTTTATAAGAGCGGTTGAAATGATAATGAAATAATATGCTAAAGATAAGAAACATAGAAAAAATTAACGGCAAACAAATAACGGATAAGTGGGAAGTGTATGAAGCAATTGAAGCCCCTACCGAATATCAATTTGTACTAACTAATGTAGGCCATTACAAATCAACACAATGGTACGTTACATTTGATAGGAATAAGGATGAAGTAATGGGCATGTATAGAATGAAAACAAATCGTAATGGTAAATTATATGAGGTCCTAATACGCCCTATTGATATATCACCCGTAGGGCTAATCTATTATATGAATTGTATAATTGCAAATATAAAAAGAGACGAAGATGCTAATACTTAAAAACATCCATAAAATAAATGGGTATTCATTAAATGTAAAAGGCAAAGGATGGTATTTCAAAGGTTGGGATAATACTACGAGTGAGGTTACACATTTTTCAATAAGAGAGGTATCACCGCCACATTTGGTAAGAAAAAATATAACCCTACATAAAAAGGGACGTATAGTGTTTGATAACAGCCAAAATAAAGATTGTTATGTTTATGGAATTGAAATTGATGGATTACTATTTCATTATATAAAAGAAAGGTTAAACACACCCGAGAAATTTAGGAATGAAATTGAGCAAATATTAAACGCAATATAAATGTTGACAATACATAACATAGATAGGATAAGAAATTATACAAAGGTAAATGTTAGAGTGCAAGAAATTGATTGGGCGTATGTATTTTGGATTGATAACGGATACCCACTAAATAAGGTCACTCTAAGCCGTATACACCCACCACAAATCAATCATCCATATAAGGATTACTATTGTATGACATATGAAGGGCAGCAAATGTGGGTACAAAAAAAGGATGTATTGGATTGCAAAAAGTTTTTACTAACTATGACACATTTTATGGCAAATATAATATAAACCTTATGCTAACAATACAAAACTATAAGAAATTAAAAGGTCAATATATTATGACACATTCTATGACCGAATCATGGAAGATATTAGATGTAAGGGAAAACAAATCGGCATATGAAATAATTATAGGGACCAGCGATGCATTCTCAAAAAATCATAATAATGAATTGACAATGAAGATAGGACGTGAAAGGCCGGATGGAGCGAGTGAGTATGAATATATGATAACTTCTATTGATATCGTAATAGGTGTATTGAATAGATGTATAATAAGAATAGAAAATATTGATACGATGGATAGTATGATGTATGAATTGAAAACAATAATTGAAATGTAATTAATATGAATAGAGCACATAGTATAAAGAGTATATTCTTAATCAATAATTTAATATGGGGTATAAGGCAAAGGGGTAAGGCAAGTAGGGTATCAACTATATACCTTAATAAGATAATCAATAAACAAATCAAACGTAGATAATATGAATAAGTTAGAATTAGATAATGGTAGTATGGTATGGCATCCAACGTGTGTAATATACAAAGGTAAAACGTATGATGCACCCGTATACCTTACTACATTACAAAGTATGGATTATATAACAAACTTATTAAAGAGTGGTGAGTGGAAAAAATAATTGATATGAATTATAGATACACGGAAAAAGATATAAAAATAATCGATATGAGTAATCAAAACGATTGGATGTATAATTGGATAAGAGAAAAAAGTGGCAAAGGAAATAGTAGCGGTAGTTCAGATAACAATACATATAATACACATAGTAAAGAAACCCAATATTGTAATATACATAATATAAAAAAGGATTCAGATAATGTATGTAGTGTATGTATGGAACTAAGGAATGTATAAGAATACTATGTCACTACTAACACTAACTATAAGCGTAATGATAATAACACTAATAATGATAGTAGTGTATATAGAAATAATAAAACTAATAAAGTAAAGGATATGCTAACAATACACAATAGAAGTAAACTGAAAGGTGAAAGGGTATTACATCGTACAACTGATGGGTATAATATAGAAGGTGTATATGAATACGAAGACTATTATCAAATCAATATCCATTCTACTAATAACACATTTACAAAAGGGGATGAAATCTTAATACTACAAAGGAATAAAGTAAAAGGTAAAGGTATGGACACTTATAATTACTATACCTTATACAATATGTTAGAGCCACAACGTAGAAAACAATTAACAATTGCACAAATCCGTTGGAAAGATATGTTTCTACACAATATAGAGTTAATACTACAAATGAATAATTAATATGAATAAAAACATATCACTCACACTCGCAATACTAAATACAATTATGTTCCTTTTGTACTTTACACAATTAACAAAGGTAGAATGGTATCAATGGATTATAACACCCCTATTCATAGCTTTCTTTACTTACCAATGGGATAAGGAGCGAAGTAAAAGAATTAGATAGTATCATTTATTAGATGGTATCAAATAACGGGTATAAGTGTATCATATCCCTATTTATGTATATTGATACCAAATAACGCAATAATAAGGTCCATCGTACAATAATTTCCCACTTATACCCACAAACCCCCACAATATAACACTAATAAGGGTTACAAAGAGAATGGAAAGGAAACAATAGGTATCACAACGGCATTTAGACCTTATCCATCCATTCAGTCGGACCGCAAAATTTTTTAGAGACTATTTTTACACACATACCCCACACAAAAAGATTCAATATAATTTGGTAGATTAAATAAATTATCGTATCTTAGTTATAACGGGTTAGGACAGAATAAATACTATTCTCAAATGGTTGCTTGGTTACTCCCTTTATACTTACCCCTTCAAAATAGCGACCACCTAACCCGTTTATTTTAAAACTGACCGAAATGACAATAAAACAATTCAAAAGAAAGGATGCTCTAAGAGTTATGAATTGGTGCAAACGTAATGCTGGTCTGAATTATAGAAGACACACTTTGCCGGCATTAGAGTGGGCAACGATTGCAGAGGACGATAGTAGTGGTGATTATGATTTCGAAGATAATATAATTTCAGTTTATAAAAGCAATCATAAATCTGTAATTGATATCATTCATACTATTATACATGAATGGGCACACTACAAACAAAGTACAAAGAAATACTACGAATACGATGAAAAATTTGATTACCATGAAAATCCATTTGAGATTCAAGCCAATGAACTCGCGGATAAATTGAAATGGAAATGTAAACGAGATTTGTTTCGTTAGATATTATTTAAAATAGCACCGCTTTGAAATGAAAATTATCTAATAAAATTGAATATATTTAGATTTTTTCTAATATGAAGGGGTGAAATACATAAGTCATTGATTTTCAGTAGCATATGTAAGTGGTTCAGCGTCAATGACTTATGCCGGTCCCACATATTTGGTGACGTAACTCGTTGATAGTCAATAAAGAATTTTTAAAATAGTACCTAAAACGTGTTAAAAGTCCACGAAAAAGGGTTATCTTTATGTATTGAGTCGAAGGTTTGACTCCTCACATAACAAAAATTTTATATATGAATAACAAAATGACAAATGAATTTACTGACAAAGCTTATAGTACTGCTCGTAACGAGAGACCTGTTTATGTTAATTTTTCTGCTACTAAAATGAGTAACGCGGTAAAACCTAATTCAATAGTAATGTTTAAGGATTTTATGGGTCGTATGCATAAGGTAGTATGTAGAAACAAACCCGAAATTTTAAAGGCGTGTGCGTTTTTTAGTATGTTGAAAAAAGAGTCTGCTCAAATTACTCGTATCATTTCTGACTACCCTATGAGCTACGGGCAGATTGATAAGAAATTTATACCATCGGTTAAACGTGAATTGAAGGCGATGGGATTAGGTAATAAGCAGGTCGAGAATATCCTTATAATGTACTGGGCTTAATCAATTTTTTAATCAATCAATTTTTATCAACTATGGGTCAATCAATTTCAATTTTAGAGTTTATCATTATCACCGCACTTTGTTTATTCGGGTCGGTATTAATCAAAACAATTATTCAAACAATTAAAAGCAAGTAATATGGTTAAGACAAGAAAGGATAGCAAGCACTTAATATACGAAATAGAAAACACTATCACTGGTGCGTGTTATATAGGTGTTACTAGTTTATCACAATTTTATCATACTAAGTCGGTCCGATATGCAGCTAATCGTAGATTTCAAAAACATATGAGTAAAGCTAGGACCGGTGAATGTACTTGGTTATTACATAAGGACATGCGTAAGTATGGTGCTGATGTTTACAATGTATGGATACTGGATGTAGTCAAAGGTAAGAAACTAGCACATACAATAGAGACTGAGTTCTTACAACAAAAATCTTATAAATTAAATTCAACACATAAATAATCAACATGAAAAGAAGCGACATCACAATTACAATGAGTAAGAAGCAATTGAAAATGGTAGTATTAACAATGGGTATAGCATTAGAATCAGATTGTAAAGCAATGAACAATTTGAGCAATGAGCAATTGGATAAGCTATTAAACTTATACACTGCATTACAAACAATGAGTAAAACTATAAAATAATAACATATGAGTAAAAGAGAACTAACAAACGAACAAAATGCAATAAGCCAATTGTATTCAGTATTAGTAGCAATAGTACATAGTGACAGGACACCTAAACATACCGCCGAAGCTACGATACAAACACTTGAAAAATTATTCAATGATGAAAATGGTCCCTTTCAATCGACTCCCGAAATGATGGGTATGACTATGGCAATGGGTGAGGCAATGAATGATGTAGTAAAGCAACGTAACAAAAAAATAGAGCGGGTAGCTGAAGGCAATAACATATTAACACAATACGGACTTAACTAATAGGACCGGTAACAAAAATAAATTCTTTAAAACAATAACATATAAACAATAACATTATGAGTAAGAAAGTAACAATGAAAGCAAAGAAAGTAACTAAGTCAGTAACAAAGAAAGCAACACCTAAAAAGAAGGTAGTAGCAAAGAAAGTAGTAGCTAAGAAGGTAGTAAAGAAAGCAGTACCTAAGAAAAAAGTTGTAGCTAAAAAAGTAGTAGCTAAGAAACAAACAAAGGCGGTAGCTAAAAAACAAATAGCTAAGAAACTAACAAAGAGAGAGACAATAAGACAAAAGTACGAAAAACTATATAAGATAGTAAGTAACTACTCAGAAAACTTAATGCAAGACGTATATAGTGTAGTATATAAGAGTAGAACACTAAAGAGATTTGTAAACGAGAATCTAGCCAATAGGTACATAGGACAAGAGATTTTACTAAGAACTAACGAACACGCTATAACAACTGCTAAAAAGAGCAGAGCAGTAGCTAAGGAAATAGAAGCAGAGTTTGAATAGAAATTTTATTGGTTAGTTTTTCATAGTGTAAGGGCCGGGTAGAGAAATCTATCCGGTTTTTTCATGCCCAAAATTTTGATGTCACAAAATGTGATATCAAAAATACGACTTCTCCATTTCTTGTAATGCGACAAATTAAATTTTTTTTATATGTGAGCCTAGTACACAAATATTGTAAGGTTAAAATTTTCACGTATAGGAAAATCATATACTTATATGTGTAGTACACAAACTAAATATGTTACAATGAAGAAAATAAATTTCTATCAACGGCAGGATAATGGGTTACTTTTCACATACGCAGAATTGGATGAAATCAAAGACCTTACCAAAAATTTTATGGAACAAAAATGTGAGTGGGGTGGATATACCATTGAGCACGTTGTAGGTAAACCTATACCTGATACGGATTTATGTAGTGACACAATTCATATTATAAAGATAGGAATGTTTGCAGAGGATTATCAACCATTATGTGATTTAGTAAACAAATATATCAATACGGACGTAAAAATTATAATCATTGGGGGTAATTTAGAACAAAACATATTTAGTATTAGAGGTGAGATTGAGGATATAATGTTTGATAAAATTTCTAAATGTAATAATATAAAGGTTATACATAACGCACCATTGATTAATACAGAGACGGCAGTGTTTGAACCTAAAATATATTTCTACGATTATATTAATTTACAAAAAGAAATGAGTGGGGATGGTATTACTAATTTCTATTATAACAAAGATGTATTCAGTAGATTAAAAAAAGATAAACGAATTGGGTTTCATATGGGTACAATCGGTAATGGTATCGGTGAAAGGTATAGACTGGTTAAACTATTTGTTACTACGGATTATATATCACATCCTAAAATGTTTTTAACTATTAACTATAAACATCAGTTCGTACATCATAATAGATTATTAAGTGAAACTAATTATCCATTAGAAAAGTATATGGAGCATGATTCTTACTTTATAGAACGAAGTAGTACACTAAGGTACAATCCAAACAAAAACGCAGAGCATGGGTATCACCCACCAAATTATTTCTTAGGGTTAGCTAAACTATTTATCAATTCAGATATCGATATAGTATATGAAACTAATACCAAAGAAACATCAAAGGCACATAGAAAACCTACTGAAAAAATATTAAAGAATATTTTATTAGGTAAACCTTTTATTAATACTGATCCTGTTATGTATCATTTAGTAAAAGAGTATGGGTTTAAACAATATGATTGCTTATTAGGACCGGAGTTATTACAAATGTATAATGCTAGTTATTTCAATAAAGATACTTACATAGAGGTAGGTAACACAATGTGGTTAGATTTATTGTTTGAGAGAATCCAACAATTGTTAGATATGGATGAAATGGAATATAACGATTTGATAAATGAGGCAAACCTTATCGCTAAAGAAAATATTAAACACTTCGAAGATGTATATTATAACACCTCAATATTTGGTAGGATAAAAGAATTAGGATGGATATAAATGTAAACTTCATTGCGGATTGGCAATCAATAGAACCCTATTTTTGGACAAAGGATGAGATAAAAAATATATCCCGTCTCGGGTCCTCTAACCATACTACCCGTAATTTTAGATTAGATGGGTATAACTTCTTATGGGAATATAATAATCTAACACATATCACTACAAGCACATTTAGACCGGGTTGGGTTAATGTATTACTCATATCTATCGGTGTAATGGAATCGGATTACCTTCCTCTATTAGATAGGTTAGAGGGTTTAGATGAAACTACAAAGGTCCTAATTGTTGTAGCAAAACATACCGAAGATTATTTTATGTTGAATGAAACAAGAACATCAACTACTTTATTAGAACGAATAGAGAAAATGAAGGGTGTAAAGATAATTTGGGATATACCCCTAATCAAATACAATAATTTTATCTTTTCTAATAAGGTAGCATTACAAAGCTATTATAACAATGGCCAATTTCCGGGTGAGATATTTTTCTATGGTAGTGAGGTATTTAAACATCATCCTAAAAAGCATAGAGTAGGTCTACATATTAATAAGTTGACGGATAGGGTAAGGATAGGATTAGCAAAACACTTTCTCCAAAATGATAAGGTAGAATTAAAGTTTACAACGAATACTATACCTACATATAATAAAGTACACTTGCCGTTATTAAACTACACTTCTCCCCATTTTAATCCTCAGTTAGCTAATCCTAATCAAAACAATGGAGTGAATGGAAACACATATACACATCAATTTTTAGAACATACTATACACTCTCAGATGGAAGTAGTGTATGAAACATTCCCTATTATATCTCCCCATTTACATCTTATTAAGTTCAATGAGAAAACTATTAAGCTATTATACTTAGGTAAACCCTTTATACATACTGACCCTCTAGCACATAAGTTAATGGAAAGCAATTTACTTACTCCCTATCGTTCTCTATATACGGATGAGTTATGGGATATATACTTTAATTGGGATATTTCAAAACGGATTGAACAATACGATAGTAGTTGGATTCCCGCTTTAATCCGTAATATAGAGTGGCTAAGGGATATGAGTGATAGTGAGTGGAAAGAACGTATTGAGGTTGCTATGGGTATCGCGGATGAGAATAGAGAGTATTGTAATGGGCTTATATTTGATACACACTTACGAGAACACTTAAAGTTTTAGAGTATTTTATTTTTTTATTCCATTTCTTTTCACTATCTTTATAGTAACATAAAAATACTATAATGATATATTCTAACACACCCAACCCACCCGCTAAGTTTACCGCTTCTATGTATGGTAAAACTGTAACTATTGAATTAGACCACTCCGATTTTGATTTAAGTGAATTAATGGAAATTTTTAAAGGTCTCACCATTGCTTCCGGCTTTGAAATGAGTTCTTGGAATGATGTAATCAAACAACTTTCCGCCGATATTCACGACAACGAAAGAGAAGACCTAAAAGAAAAATTAGAGGAATGGAAGTTTGATGATGAGGATACATATACGGACCTTCGTCATAGTACCCCTAAAGATAGATTAGATGAATGGAAAGCTAAAAATGGTTTTGGTAGTTGGACCGCCGATAGTGAAGGACACGAATTTAAAGAATGGGGTGATGAAGATGATGAAATGATAGATGAAAATGATAAAGAAGATTACGAAGGTCAATTTAAAGATTGGGAAAGTGAAACACCAATAGAAGAAGAACGTAATATAGATGCCGTTGAAGAAATGAGAAAGTATGCCGAAGACGAAATGGAAAGGGAAGCGGAACGAAGAATGGATATCATTGGTCAAAATGGTAACGAAGGTACACACTACACTTACGATTGGGATGATAACATTAAAGGATATGATTATGAATCGAATACAATCCTTAATAGTATCAATGATTCCATTGCACTTATCAAAGACCGAATGGTAGATATTGATTTAAAAATGGATAACATCGATGAGCAATTAGGTATCTTAAACGCCGATGTAGCAAATATAGAATTCAATATCGAAAATCCAATCAAAGAAAAGTTAATCAAAGCGGTAGCGAGATATAATGAAGAAGTAAAAGAGAAACACCAACCCGTTAAGTTTGCTAATGATGTAGTAGATATGGAAAGTGGTGAGGTATCTAATGATGGTGGATTTGATGGTAAAGCAATTTTTGCACCATATGCAAAGAAACCAAACCAAAAGGTAACCGAAAAGGTAATGGGTAAATGGCAAATTGATAATAAAACTAAAGAGGTAGTTAAGTTAGATAAAACAAAAGTGCGTAAAGGAAAGATTAAAGACCTAAAGAAATAATATATACAAATACGATTTACGAAAAAAGCTAAAAACGACTACTCTCACCCCCAACCCCCTCTCTCAATCCTATGTTCGGAAATTCAATACCAATCCCGCCACCAATGAGTGTGAATCCAAATATCGTCCATAAACCTAAACCAATATTCGTAATGAGGTTTAGAGCTTCAATGGATGATGCTGAATTTGGATATGTTAAAGATGTAATATACAAATCGGATATGAATAATGAATATCATATCATTTGTTTAAGAAACGATAAGGATAAGGATGAATTTGAAATGTATAACGCAGATAAGATAGAAAGACAAGAATTTAATACAATCATTAATAAAATAAAATAAAAATGGCAAAGAAAAAAGAATTAGAACAATTAGAGTTGTTTCCAATTGAAGAAACACAGGTACAAGAACCACAACCGACACCTCAACCTATTAACTGGTATGAGTTTGATTGGGATAACAAAATTCAAACAATAGATGATTTAAAAGTTATCTTTAGTAGTTTGAGAATGACAGTATCAGAAAAAGCAGAGGAGTTCGATACACTTAAGAAATACCTTAAAGATGAAGTAGCTTATACAACGAATTAATTATTTCCATATATTTATTCCTAAACAAAGGAGTAACAATTTATGGCAAAGAAAGGTTCATTAACATCATCAAAGGTTTCATTTGGTTCTCGTAAATCCGGTTCGGCAAAGAAATCTTATAACAAACACAGTCCACGTCCAAAGGCGTACAAAGGACAAGGAAGATAAAATGTTTAGTAGAGAAATAGTAAATGATTATGGTAGTTATTCAATAAAGAATAAATCAACTGCACTTTTAACGGGTGTGTTTGACAAAAACTTTATTGAATTACCGACCATAGACCCTAATACTATTACCTATAAAGTGTTTGATTCTAATAATATTAATTTTACTATAAGTGTAGGTAATTCAATTTACATACCATCTCATATATTTTCCGCATTAAAGAAAGCGTATGATGAAGGCAATCCATATTATACTATTAAAGATATAATTTCAGTCCAATTAGATATATCTAGAGCTATAGCATATAATAAAAATAAGTTTGCATCTGATGTAGAAACAAATACAATTTCGTATAGTGGTAGTATTGTTACCGCCGCCAATCCATCGGGTTCAGTTAGTGGTTCAGTATCAACAATTCAAGTCAATTCAGTTAGTAAAGCAGGGGTGGGTAGTAGATTTACTCAAGCGGGTGTACAAAGTGTAGAATATCAATTTTACATTAATAATGATTCAACAATTTTAAATGATGAAGCTATTATAAATCAAATTAGATTTCTATTCGAAGATACTACTACAAGAGTTACTGGAATTTCAAAAATACAAACTTATCAAAACAAAGATGGTAGTGTAATAGTAGAAAATTTACCAGCTTCAACCGATGTAGTAAAGCCGGTAACAACTAGAGTTACGAGTATGGATGATTATTTAAAAGATGTAGTTCGTACAAATTAAATAGTTATACATGGATATTAACAAATTATTAAAAATTACCGATATGTACGCAAAAACTAATTGGAGAAAATACTTTGATGAAGATGCATCTCCCGCTGTTTCTAACTATATTTCTATGAATGGTGATACCTTATATCCCTGGATTTTACAAATATTAAAAGGTGCAATTGAAGAAAATTTAGAAGAAGTTGCTATCATTAAGTTCACCGATAGTAAAATGTTTGCTACTATCGATAAGAGTGAATATAAGGACCTTCTAAATAAAATGATGGATTACTTTGTATCTAAAGAGCAATACGAACAATGTGGTGCAATAAGGGATTTAATCACATCTATTGATAATTCATCGCTACCAAAACCAAAAAGAAAATATACTAAAAGAACTACTAAATTACAAAGTTAGTATATTTATAAGAAATAATAAGGAAAAAATAAAATTATGAGAACAGTATTAATAGGTTCGGACTTTATGTACGACAAAGATGGTAATTTAAAACCAATTGAAATCAATACAGCGGTAGGTTGGGATGGCCCTGAAAAAGTAGAAGAAGATATCGATTGTTTAGATTTAACAGCACTTGACGCGTTTATTAAAGCCAATAATTTTACATCTATTCATTACATCGGACAGTTAGAAAAATTGGATGCAAAACTAAAAACGTATTGTGATAATAATAGTATAATATACGCATTTCATATAGTTGGTGAATCGGCAATTACTATTCCATATATTGATGATAATGCAGAAACTTTAATTATTAGAAGTGCATATGATACAACCGCATTAGTAGATGATACATATTGTAGAGATAAAGTGAACTTTATGAATTTAATAAAGGATTCAACCTTTGGTTCACAATTTGCATATATGAATGAATCAAACACATTAGTTAATAATATTACAAATATTAATGATAATGGAGAGCATCCTAATTTTATTTTAAAAGCTAGATATCCGGGATATGATAAAGAACAATATCCTAAATTTTATAAAGTATCAAATCAAACAGAATTAGATGTAGTATTAGAAAACGTAACATCTGATTATTTTTTAATGGAATATCTATATAACCCTACTAAAAAATGGGAGGGACATTCGTTTGTATTAAGAAGTTTAAATATTTTATATCCAGCAACATTAGAGTCAATTCAAATAGGACAATATACAAAATTAAATCAAAATATGTTATTAGATAATGTAACATATAATTCAACTACATTTGAAGTAGATACAAACTTTAAATCAAGCTATAACACAGTGGCAAATACACCATGGTTACCTAAATTAGTAGATACCGATGAAGTTGAACTATCCGATGGTACATTTAAAACCGCATTAGAATTGCAGATTGGTGACGTTATTAAAACAATAGAGATACCAAATGAAAATGGACTTAACATTGATAGGTATATAACAAATACATTTGGTTCATTAGACTATAATACATTAGCATCAACCGCAATTTATTCTAATAATATTGTTACTAATAAACAAAAAGTAAATGTTTTAACTTTTTTAAATACACTAACATTTGAAGATAATAGTACTTGGGAAGATACTATGGGTTCAAGATATTTAATAGAAAGAGAAGGTATAGTTGTGTTTCACGCTTTATTTAATTTAATAGCGGGTGATGTGGTATTATTATTAGATACAACTGATGGTAATATTTCGTTTGTAAGAAAAACGATAGTATCTAATATACAATCCAAACGAGTATTTTCAGGATGGTTTATTTCGGTTGATAAGGCTATGTTATTTCTAACAAAAACAACGGGTTCAACCAATAACCAATCATACGTTTCAATAGAACATAATTCAGTATCTTGTCCGGGGGCGGCGTGTAGTTCCTGTTATAGCGCATGTGAATCGTGTCCTAAAAATGACCCGTATTGTTATTACAGCACGTGTGTTTCATTCACCTGCTAATAAAAAGAATCAACTAAAAAAATATATTAATATAGTATAAAATAAAATAAAATGGCAAACATAATATCAAATACAGACATCAATACTTTAAATACCACAATGACAACAATTGGTAATTTAATAGTAATCGCAAACTCATAGTGATTTAATAATCATCTAATAATTAGTTATATGATACACCTTATAAAAGGTATATTAACAAAAGAAGAATGTATTAATCTTACAAACCAATTCGATATTGAAAAAAAGATTAACGCTTCTTTTGATATACCAAAAGATACTGGTTATTCGTATGGATTCGAACCTTCGTACATATTCAACACATATTTGGATACGTTAAAATCAAAAATTTTAGAAATTAATTGTAATATAGATGATTTAACAAATGTTAACACATATGTTAGACAATATAAAAATAATTCTTATTTAGAAAAACACATAGATAGAACGGATATTAGTGTTACAATGTCTATATGTTTAGAATCCACTATTGATAAAGAATGGCCCATTTGTGCGGAAATTAATAACCAACCACATTGTTTTAATATAAATGCAGGCGATGGTATCCTATTATTTGATGCGGATAAAACAATACATTGGAGAGACATATTAATTTGTAATGAAAATGAAAGAGTGTTACAATTTTTTTTACATTGGATGCCGGTTAACTATAACACCAAAAAAACAAAATCATTATTATAATATAAATAAGTTATGGCATTTACATATACAATAGAACCCACCTTCTTAACAAAAGAAGAATGTAATCAGATATTAGATTTTTCATTAAAAGAATTAGAATTAGTCCCATCAAAAATTGTTACCGATTATATGGACGATAATATTAACACAGATGTTAGAAAATCAAATCAAGTATTTTACCCATACTATAAAAAATTTCCATTTTTATTAGAAAAAATGAGTAAATTATTAAATAAACATATTTTTGTTAAGGGGTTTGATTTAGATTTTGAAGAAAGTCAATTTCAGTTTACTGAATATCATCCGGGTGGACATTTTAATTGGCACAAAGATGTGATTGAAGATAAGGTATCAGATTATGATAGATATTGTTCATTAGTAATACAATTAAATGATGATTATAAAGAAGGTGATTTACAAATAAAAGATGAAAAAAATGAAATATTAACAATTGAAAAGGGTACGGGTAATTTAATACTATTTTTATCTAATATTGAACATAGGGTACAGATGATAAAAAGTGGCACTCGTTATACTTTAGTTAATTGGGTAAAATTGATAGAAAAAAAAGATTACAAAAAAACATTATTATAATATGAAATTAGATTTTAAAGAAATTATAGGTGCGTGGTATAGTAAAATAAATCATACACCAGAACAAAAGGAATTAGCAGATAATAGATTTGCAATATGTATAACGTGTCCACATAAACAGGAAATTTTAAATGGAAAAGAGTGGTCATTAAAATGTGGTCAATGTGGATGTCCACTATCCGCAAAAGTATATACTAAAAAAACACATTTAGATAAAAAAGGTTCATGTCCATTACATAAGTGGAAGGATGTAGAAACAGAACATTTTATTAAATATGGATATATCACTAATTCTAAAAACAATAAAACAATGTTATAATAATGTCTTATTTAATAAATGATAATATTATATGGATAATTACACCTAAGTGTGCTAGTGTTTCAATAGAAAACGCAATATTAGATTCTAAAATAAAATCAGAAAAATACCATAGAGAATCAACACATAATAAACATATTCACGTATCGTTAGATGCATCTTTAAAATATTTTGGAAATAAAGAAAGTGTGTGTATTACTAGAGATTGGTTTGATAAATGGTTGAGTTCAATAAACCATATTTGGGATATAATTGAATATGAACTTCCATTTGAACCAATATGTAAATGGGAAGATTTAACTAACGAAATTATTTATACCATATTTGACAATAATTTTATTAATAATTTACATTTAGCAACAGAAACCGGAACTTTAAAATGTATTAACAATTTTTTAAAACCGGGACAAGAGAAATTAGTAGAAATTAACAATATGCCTAACTTATTAATTAGTACCACATTGATTTCTGAACAATATTGGAAAAGTAATAAAAAATGTACATATGAGTTTGATATTAAAGACATAGATAAATTTGTAGATTTTATTGAAAATAAATTTGGTGAAAGATTGATATTAGAAAATAAAAACAAATCAACAAAAAGAACAAATAAATTAATAATAAATGATGAATTAAAATCGTTTGTTTGGGAAAAATTTGAAAAACCATTTGAGAAAAGAAACCAATTAATATAGTATATGACAATATATAAAAAGATATTAACAAATGATTTTTGTGATACTATATTATGGTAGATTTAAAAAATTATACATGTAACGTACCATTCACCTCATTAGAAATACATAATAATGTTTGTTTTGTTTGTTGTCCATCTTGGTTATCAAACAAAGTAGAACTTAGTGAAATACCACTAAAAGATGTTTATAATAGTAAACCGGTTGTAGATATTAGAAATTCTATTTTAGACGGTTCGTTTAAATATTGTAGTAAAGAGCTTTGTCCTTATTTAAATAAATTAGTAAATTTTGGAGTGACATCAGGCCCAGTTATTTTAAAATCAAATTCAAACATTAATAGTCCAATTATAAAAAATAATACACCTGAATATTTGGTAATGAATTTCGATAGAACTTGTAATTACAAATGTCCATCATGTAGAGTTGATTTGATTGTTGAAAATAGTGAAGGTATAAAGCGAGTTGAAAAAACGATTGAAGATATTGATACATATTATTCAAAACACGTGAAAACTTTATACATTACAGGTTCAGGAGACCCATTTGTTTCAGTTGGATTTAGAAACTATTTAAGAAATTTTAATCCTAAAAAATATCCTCAATTAGTAAGAATACATTTACATACAAACGCATCTATGTGGAATAAAGAAATGTGGGATAGTATGCCAAATGTGCACAAATATGTAACAAGTTGTGAAATTAGTATAGATGCTGGGACTAAAGACACATATGAAAATAAAACAAGGATAGGTGGTAATTGGGAAAACTTAATGAACAATTTAAAATTCATTAATACCTTACCAAAAATAAGTGTAAAGACATCTTTTGTTGTACAAGATAGTAACTATATGGAGATGGAAACATTTTATAATTTAATGTATTCTATTTTTGGTAAAAAAGTAAATGTGTTTTTTGGTAAGATAACTAATTGGGGAACATTTTCTGAGGGTGAATTCAAATTAAAACAGGTATGGGATACGGAACATCCGGAACATGAATTATTTAAAAAAGAATTTAATAAAATATGGAAAAATCAAAATCTATTCCATAATTTATATGAGTTTATTGATACTACAAATAAAACTTTAATATAAATGAAAATTCAATTTTGGTATAGTGATATTCTACCAAATACAAACATTAGAAATTCAATTGAAAAAATAGATAATAGTATCTTATTCAATAATATTGATACCAATACCATAGACACTACAAAATTAAATTTTTTAGTTTTTTTATTAGAAAACGAATGGACGGTTCCACATAATAAAAACACAGCACATACACATTCTATTGAATTTATAGCATTGTTAACTAAATTACAAAGTAAAAATTTTTATTTTATTGCAGATGGAGGCGAGGCCGAGCTTTTTAAAGATGAAGTATTTTCAAAGTTTCTTAATATATTAAACAATAATAAATTTGATATTAATAAATTAATTGTTATAAACAATGATTTTTCTAAAGTTGGGTTTCACAAAATAAAATATGATAAATTTGTATTGAATACTTTATTTTTTCCACATTTTTTCTTAGCAACATATGATAACCTAAACAAATATATTAAAGATATTGTAACCAATAATAAAACAATACCTAATAAAAAATTCTTATGTTTAAATAGAAGAATGACTGATAAAAAATATAAAATTATTGAAGAATTGTATAATAGGGGATTACTAAATGATACCAGATTTACTTGGATAAAGAATTTCGTATCCATCAATAATATAAATAAAGAATTGATATTAGAATACAATATAGACGTAAATGCTTTTAAATCAATTCAATTGGAAGATGATGTATCATACACTACTGATGTAATTATGCAGGAAGAGAATTTACATATAATAAATCCAAACTGGTATTATCAAAGTAAAGTTAATATTATAAGTGAAACGATGTTATATGACAATAGAATTCATATTACGGAAAAAACATGGAAACCAATTTATTTAGGCGTTCCCTTTGTTATATATGCGCCATCAAAACACTATCTTAAAACATTAAGAGATATGGGATTTAAAACATTTAATTCAGTAATCAACGAGGATTATGATGAAATGAATGGTAAAGATAAAATAAAAAAAATTATAGATAGTGCATTAGAATTATCAAATGTTTATAATAGTAAAGAGGTTTTGGATATATGTAAATTTAATCAAAAATTATATTTTGATTTTCAATATAGAAAACAAATATATAAAGAACTTTTTTTAAATAAAATATGTGATGTTCAAAATTTAACAATTCCTAAAACTTTAATTTAATGAAAATCGTATTTAGTAAAGAGGAATGTACTTACATAATCAATTTATCAAAGGAATTAGAACAATTAGATTCTTTTGGTAAACATGAATATTCCAATAATGATAAAACTTTTAAGGTAAACTATGATGTGTGGTTAATTAATAGAAACGAAAAAACTCAATGGGTATTTGATAAAATTCACATGTATTTTACAAATAAAACTAATTTAAAAATAAAAAAAGAATTAGATAAAATATACATACACAAATATATTGAAGGCCAACAATTTGAAAAACACACCGACACATATTATAAAACACAAATACACAATGTGGGAGTATGTTTAAACAATGATTATGATGGAGGAGAATTTGTTTTATATAATCCAAAAGAACAATTACCAAAAGAAACAGGTAACATATATACTTTTCCTAGTCAAAGAATGCATGAAGTAAAAAAAATAATAAAAGGTGAAAGATGGAGTATAATTGGATTTTTACATATTAATAATTTAGATTTCCCAAAAACGTCACTAATATGAAAATTGCAATCACAGGCCACTCAGAGGGAATTGGAAATGATATTTATTTAAATTTAATAAAAGAATACGATGTTATAGGATTTAGTAGAAGTAATGGTTTTAATATAAAAACCCCAAATAAAATTATTGAACAATTAGAAAATTGTGATGTTTTTATAAACAACGCATATGAAAAAAATTATCAAACAATATTATTTGAATTAATTTTTGACAAATGGAAATTTTTACCAAAAACAATTATTAATATGAATAGTAGTTGTGTTTATCATTCATCCGATTGGTCTCCTGAATATGCAAATAATAAAAAAGAATTAAAAAAAGTATCTTTAAATACCATTACAAATTATAAAAATAAAAAAGTTAGAGTTATAAATTTATATCCATCTACACTATCAACACATACGGGGTTTGAAAGTTTAAATAAATTAGATACTGAAAATCTTGCAAAAATGATAAATTGGTTAATAAAACAACCTCAGGAAATTGAAATTAGAGAAATGAGTATATATTGTACAACATTAGAGAAAGAATTTAAAATAGATAAATTAATATGAAACCATTAGAATATTGGAATCCTGAAGGATTTGAAATATCATCGTTTAGAAACAATTTAAGTGAAAGAGTTAATCAAACATATAAAGATTCGGGTTCAGATATTACAGGAAATTGCACTTACACTTATAATGAATTGGGGTTTAGAGGAGCTAGTATAAAAAAAGAAGGGTTTAAGGTAATGTCATTAGGTTGTTCTATTACTGAGGGAGTTGGTGTAAATGATAACGAAACATGGTCACATCAATTGTGTAAATTAATACCAAATGGAGTTGATTTAAATTTCGGATGTGGTGGTAGAAGTAATGATTATATCACCCGTTGTTTGATGACATATTACGATTTAGTAAAACCTGATTTAGTTTTAATTATGTATACCGAATCACATAGACGAGAATTTTATACCAATGAAGGTGGTATAGAACCATTCCACCATAAAAGTTGGGGGTATTTTAAAGAAACCGAAAATGGTGTAAATGAACATAATGCACATCTTACTTTATTAAATAAATCAAACAATTTTATCAATTGGTATAAAAACCATCAATTAATAAAATTATTTTTAGAATCAAAACAATGTAATTGGGTTTGGAATGGATGGTATGCAACTAATGATTATAATGATAATAATAGATTTGATGGTGAATTTTATCCATTTATAGATTATGGTATTGATGGTGCACATCCAGGATACATACATAATAAAGAATATTCAAAAAAATTATATACATATCTTGTTAATAATCAATTAATTACAACAAATATTCTAAAATAATTGGTAAAGTCCTAATAATTTCGTATCTTTAAGTATAAACATTAAACCCTAAGATATGAAGATTTTATCCTTAATTGGCATAGTTTTACTATGTTCGTGTAATAAAGATATTGTTACACCTATTCCACCACAACACACTATTTCATTTACAATTGATTCAGCATTAAATTCAAATGGTAAACAAAGTTTATTATTGGATAATAATGGATTTTATCATTTAGTATTATCTACAACAACAAATCAAACGTTAAGTAGAATTACTGGTAAATTTTTAGTAGATGGTAAACCTAATCAAATACCTTCACCTGTTACAGGTAGAATAGAATGGAGTAGTTCTCACTATTGGCTTTTAAAAGCCGGTGATTCGGTTGGTAGTATCGTTAAAACCTATTTTAATCCATACACCGGTCAATTACAAATATCACAATTGCCGACATTAATTAATCAAAAAGATGAATTAATTCCTATTGTAAATGGTACATCACAATTAGGATATTTTTCAGGTGAGGTAAATACAATGGGTGCACCAATATATAAAATGAAAGGTGATACGATTACAATTATAGGAAAAGCAAAATTCACAATTGAAATACCAAACTCAAAATTATTTTCAGATGTAAAAATAGATTCAATACAAAAATCTATTAGAATAATTTGTGATTAGGAAAAAAAGTTGTATATTTGATTTATGATAACAATGCCACAAACACCAATTACCGACCATTCTTTTAAAAGATGGAATGCAATTAAAATAGAAGAAAGTGATGGTGAAAATAATTATTATTATTGGATTATACCACTACCCAATGGTGATGAGCTTAAAACTATTAATAGACCTACAATGATATCTATCGCAAGTGACGAGTGGAAAGCTATGGAAATAAATGAAGGTGAATATTTAATAACCCTATTTGATAATTTACCAATGTTAGAAACCGAAGAAGAAATTGAACTTTTATATAAAATCTTAACAAAAGAAAATTTAACAAAATGAAAAAAACAGAAGCAGAATTAAAAGCAAACTACGATAAGTTTCTAGCCATCGTTAACAAATATTTTACAGGCGAAAGATTAGAAAAACTTTTGTTTATGTACTCGGATGATGAATTAGGTGGAAACTTAATGGTATCACCTGCAAGTGGTAATAAAAACTATCACAATGCATATGAGGGTGGGTATATTGACCATATCTTTAATGTATGTAAGAACGCATTAAAAATGAAAAAAACATTTGAAGAAGCGGGTGGAGTATGTGATTTCACCGAAGAAGAATTACTATTTGTTGCAATACATCATGATTTGGGTAAATTGGGTACTAAAGAAGAACTACATTATGCACCAAATGATTCTAAATGGCATATTGAAAATAGAGGTGAGTTATACAAAAGAAATGAAAAAAACTCTTTTATGGCAATAACTGATAGAACATTATTTACATTATCCAAATATGGTATTGTAATTAATGAGAACGAATATTTTGGTATAAAACTTACGGATGGTCTATACGATGAGGACAATGAAAAATATTATAAAGTATATGATACATCAAAATATCTTAAATCAAATATTCAATACATTATGCATTGGGCAGACCATATGAGTACGGTAATTGAAAGACAGTCGGTAAAAGATGACAAATTTTCATTTAATGTTGGTAAATTCTAACAAATTGTCAGATTAAACCCAATGGTATAGTATTTGAACTATATAGAATATTATTAACAAAAAAAAATTAAATTATGATTATTAATGAATTTGACAGATTATTAAACGATTGGTTTGTAGATGATGCATACCAAAACTGGACAGCGGCCAGAAAAACAAGAACAGCTACTTCAAATCACAAACAAGTAGTAGTTGATATAAACGAAGATATCTTACGAATTGGATTAGCAGTTCCTGGCCAAACAAAGGAAACATTAGAAATTACAATTGAGCAAAACTTTATTAAAGTAAAATCAATAGAAAAAGAAACCGATGATAAAATTTGGAATGCAATTGCACTTCCTGTTGATGAAATGTTAAATATTGGAACTAATTGGGACCTTAGTGCTACATTAGCAACGGTAAAAGATGGTATATTACATATCTCTTTACCTAAGATAGAAGAAAAGAAGCCAAAAAAAGTATCCATTAAAGTTGGATAACTCAGTTATATTTCGTATATTTGAAAGGTAGTCACAAAGACTACCTTTTTTTATGATACAAGATAAATTTAATCAAATATATTTTAATGGTTGCTCGTTTACCGAAGGTGGTGGATTTGAAGCAAAGAAAGAACACGTTAGAGCAGCATATAAAGAACAATACGGATTCGAATATGAATCACAAGTAGATGTTTGTTATCCTACATTAGTTGGAAAGCAATTGGCGATTAAAATAATAAATGATGCAAAGTGTGGTAGTGGTACGGATAGAATTATTAGAAAAGTATATGATTACATTCTAAAAAATACATTAGATGAAGTTAAAAAAACCCTATTCATATTAGAATTACCTGATGCGATAAATAGATTAGATGTGTTTTCAAACAAATACAATAAATATTTAATTGCAAATACTAATTATGATAGTAATGGAAAAGTAGAAGGTGTACACACTGCATTCAATTGGATTAATGAGGGTCAAATAAAAGATGAATTCTACAAAGATACTATTACTCCTATAATTAAACAATATTCAAATAATTTTATAAATCCAATTCAATGGGAGTTAGAAACTGCTAAAAAATATTTAGGATTATGTTCATTTTTTGAATTACATAATATAGAATATTACATATCGGGTAATTACACTTATTTTATTAGCCAAATTGATTTTAATAAATTTATTCCAAATTTTCGTAATAATAGAATTTTAAAATTACAAATTAATGGTGAAATTGAAAATAATATCGTTACATTAAGTGAAAAAACTAAAACAAGAATATTCGATGAAATTGGGGTTGATGTAATAAATGATGGACATCCTGGCTTTCAAGCTCACCAACTATGGGCGAATGGTATAGTTGGATTTCTAAATAACAAATATTTATAAAAAATAAAGTGTATGAGATACAAAGAACAAATCAGAAAAAGTTTAGAAGCAATTGAAATTAGAACAAACTTCTTAAAACAAGCAGCAGAAGGTAGTAAACAAATCACAAACATAGATGCAGTCAAAATGTTTGATGAAGTATTGTTTGCATTAGGCAAGGTTAATGATTTAATTGACTTAGAAAGAGAGGGATAATGAATTGGTTAAAATGGTTAGTAGGAATATCCGCATTAATCATTGCTGGGTGTGCTGCGTACTTTTCAGTAACGGGATTGGGTGTTCTATTTAGTGGAGCAGCTTTATCTGTAATGGTAATGGCAGGTTCATTGGAATTTGCCAAATTAGTAGCAGCAACTTATCTAAAACAAAAGTGGAATGATATAGGTGGATTTAATAAGTGGTATTTGGTATCGGCAGTTGCATTATTGATGGTAATTACATCGGCGGGTATATTTGGTTATCTTTCAAATGCGTTCCAACAACAGAACTTAAAATTACAACAGGTAGATAGAGAGATTGCGGTATATTCTACTAAGATTACCACTAACGATGCTCAAATCGGACAGTTGTCGGCACAATTAGGACAATTGTCGGCAACTCAGAACACAATTTTAGATAAAGGTAAGGTGAGTAGCCGACTTTTACGTTCAATTGATAGTAAAGATAGACAGGTTGTAAATATTAATAAGCAAATTAGTAGTTTACAAAAAGAAAATGCTAAAAGTAACGATGAAATCAATAAAATCAAAGTGACAAACTTAGATTTAGAGAAAGAAGTGGGTGGATTTAGGTTTGTTGCTGAAGCGTTTGGTATGGAATTGAAAAATGTAGTAAAATTCTTCATATTTTTGATTGTAATTGTGTTTGACCCATTGGCAGTTGCGTTAATTATTGCATTTAACGGAATGATTGATAATAAAAAGACAAAACAAAGAAAATTATTAGGTGAAATAATAGAAAATGACGAAAAATTGGGATTATATGATAATTTAGACGATTTGATGGAAGAAAACTACAAAAATTACCAAATATACGGAGATAGTGGAAAATATTCTACAAAAAAGAATAAAAATGAAGGTATAGTAGAAAATATTCCTCAAAATGAACCAATAGAACCCTTACTAATACCATATTACGCCGAACCTACGTTTGATTGGGATAATAAGAATCTATGGATAAACAACCCCTCAGCAGTGAAATATTGGATGAATAATGGTAATTCTATACACAAATACAATAAATTATATAGAGACCATCTAAACGAAGTAGATAACAAAGATGATTTAACAAAAACATACTAAAATAATATGGCATATTCAGAAAAGGTAATTGACCATTACCAAAACCCAAAAAACGTAGGAACTTTAGATAAAAGTAAATCTAACGTGGGTACAGGTCTAGTAGGAGCACCCGAATGTGGTGATGTAATGAGATTACAAATAGAAGTTGAAGATAACAAAATTATTGATGCAAAATTTAAAACATTTGGTTGTGGAAGTGCAATAGCAGCATCTTCATTAGCAACGGAGTGGTTAAAAGGTATGACATTGGAAGATGCGGTTAAATTAGATAATATGGAATTGGTAGAGGAATTAAACCTACCACCAGTTAAAATACATTGTTCGGTACTAGCTGAAGATGCGATTAAATCTGCAATAAATGATTATAGACAAAAGCAAGGATTAGAACAACTAATCTTTGATGAATCACATATATAAAAAATTAAAAAACATGCATCCAACAGCTTACATAAATGCGGAAAAATTCTATCACAAATATTGTGAAGATAATATTGAAAATAAAAAAATACTTGATATTGGTTCACACGATGTGAATGGGACAATGAAACCAATTTTCCAAAAAGGTCAATATATTGGGATGGATATGGCACCTGGACCAAATGTTGATATCGTGGGAGTTTCTTATGAAATACCATTTGAAAAAAATGAGTTTGATGTTGTGATTTCATCATCTTGTTTTGAACATGATGATTTCTTTTGGTTAACGTTTTTAGAAATGTGTAGGATAGTAAAATCAGGCGGATTTATTTATATTAATGCACCATCATCGGGAGAATATCATGGACATCCGGGTGATAATTGGCGGTTTTATAAAGATAGTTGGAATTCTTTAAATAAATGGGGGATTAGAAATAACTATGAAATTGAATTAATTGAAACATACATTGATGAAGAAGACCGTTGGAAAGATTCGATTGGTATTTTTAAAAAGAAGTAAAAATAAAAAAAAATAAATTATGAGTTTTATAATTGGTAAAAGTTGTGTTGATTGTATGGATACTGCGTGCGCTAGTGCATGCCCGGTAGATTGTATTCACGGACCTATTGATATGGAAGGTTCAGGTGGCGAAATCGAAAGAGATGGTAGAGCAGCATTTCCCGGTGGGCAAATGTATATCAATCCTGATTTATGTATCAATTGTGGAGCGTGTGTTCCAGAGTGTCCTGTTTCTGCAATATATGAAGATGAAGATATTGCAATTAGTGAAGGTGATGCAGCATCGGTACATAAGAACTACGAATTTTTCGGATTAAAATACAATTAAAACTAAAAACTATGTTACAACAAACGTATGAACAATTATGTGACCATCCATCGGATATTAATGAACATTTACCTACATTAAAAAGATACGCCGAAGAATGTGAACATATAACTGAAATGGGTGTTAGATGCGTAGTATCAACTTACGCATTACTTATGGGAAAGCCTAAAAAACTTATTTCATATGATATTACCCCAATCGATTCAACTACAATTCAACAAATGGTTAAAGATGATACTGATTTTGAATTTAAAGTGGGTGATACTACTAAAATTGAAATAGAAGAAACAGATTTACTTTTTATTGATACTTTGCACAATTATAACCAATTAAAGTTAGAATTACATTTACACTCTAATAAAGCTAAAAAATATATAGTATTTCATGACACCACATCATTTGAATGGATTGGTGAATCATATGGTGGTAAAGTAGATGAGAAAGGGTTATGGCCAGCTATCGAAGAATTTTTAGAAACCAATTCTAATTGGGAATTACATGAAAGATTTACCAATAACAATGGATTAACTATCTTAAAAAGAAAATAATGTATTCAGTTATTATACCTACAATGTGGAAATGTAATAGATTTCAACAGACACTTAGGGAATTAAGTTCACATGAATTAGTTGGAGAAATTATCCTAATAGATAATACAGCAAATGATTTAAAAATAGAATTACCTAAATTAATTCATATTTTAGAAGGAAAAAATACATATGTTACTGCACCTTGGAATAAAGGAGCAGCAATGGCAAAGTATGATAAACTTTTAATTCTAAACGATGATATTTGGATGGATTGGCAGATATTGAACACCTTATATGCTTTTATTACACCTGAAATAGGATTAATAGGATTAGATGAAATACCATACAATACCTACCCTAGTTTAAGTTTTGGATTACAACCGATTGAACATAGACATGGTGGGTGGGGTTGTGCAATATTTGTTCATAAAGAAAACTACACTCCAATACCCGAAGAAATGAAAGTATGGGGACAAGATGATTGGTTATTTGTAAAAGCTAGAAATAGAAGAAAACAAAATTACAAATTGGTAGGATATAGAATAGACGGTGAATTATCAGTAACAAACAATATTTTAGATGCAGATAGTGAAATCCATGCAATAAGAGAAAACGATTTACGATTAAAACAACAATATAATTTATTTTAGTTATGTACTTACAAACACCTTACAAAATTAGTTACGATACCACAAAGTATCCATTTAGACAAATAGTTTCAGAAATGTTAGAAGTATGGGAAGGGAATACTATTCCATTAGAAGATTTACATATATTAGAACACTATGATTTATTAGTTAGAGAAAAGGACCAATCTACAATTTGGCATAAAAGATATTACGACAAATATAAAACACAATTCTTACCAACTTATTTAGAATTAGTTAAAGAACTTAAAGAAAGGTTTGGTTATGATGAAATTATTTATCAGAATATTCCAACGTTCAGAGTTCAATTGGCAGAAGGTAATTTAGGTGTAGGTGAATGGCATAAAGATAGCACTTACAATCATGGAACATCGGAAGTAAATTTTTGGATGCCCTTTGTAAATACCAACGAACAAAACACTATTTGGATGGAAAGTAAAGAGGATAAAGGTGATTACAAACCTTATATTGTAAACTATGGTGAAATTTTAGTATTTAGTGGCGCAAACTTATATCATGGTAATAAAAACAATGATAGTAGCCAAAGTAGAGTATCGGTTGATTTTAGATTAGTAGAGCCGGCTAAATTTGTACCAAACGAAGCAGGTTCAATTAATATGAAAGCAAAATTTGATGTTGGTGGATATTTTGAAAAATTATAATTATTAGTATGGTAACAGTATCAGAAGGTGCAGCAAAAAAACTAAATTCACTAATTGAAGAAAGTGGATTCAAAACTCCCTTTGTTAGAGTAGCAGTTAAAGGGGGTGGATGTAGTGGATTATCATATGACCTTTCATTTGATACCGAACAACAACCGGCAGATACTCTCGCAGAAAACAATGGAGTAAAAATTCTTATAGATAACAAATCGTTATTATATCTATTCGGAACTGAATTAGATTTTTCTGATGGATTAAACGGTAAAGGATTTCAGTTTATCAATCCTAACGCATCCCGTACGTGTGGATGTGGAGAAAGTTTTGCATTATAATATATGAGAGATATAATTTGTGTAGGTGGTTCTACCACATCATATAGAAGGCCCGATAAAAAAAGATTTAATGGTGAATGTCCAAAATTTGGCGAACCAGATGCAGGCACGGGTTCATATCCTGAAGCAATTAATAGATTATACGGAAATAAAGTTTATAATTTAGGAGTTGTAAGTAATACAATGGAAACCGCGGTATTATCCACATTATCTAAGGCAAAGGAATTAATGGATAGTGGAAATACTAATTTCTCTATAATATATAACCCATCTGATTTATTACGTCATAGTATTTATTTTTCAGATAAAATGAGAAAGATAAAAAATGTTAAAGATAATTTAAACTACCCCGTTAATCATACTTATTTATTTACTGAGAACGAATCTGGATTTATGTTAATGGGAGGGGTGCAAAATGTTTTAGAAAGTCAATTTGATTGTAAAAACGCAGCAAAAATAGCAAAGATATATTCTGAACATATATTTTCAATTGAAGCATCTGAAATTAATGCATTATCATATCTATTACTATTACAGAATTTTTGCAAATCAAATAATATACCATATAAAGTATTTTTTGATTTTGATATTTTTTCAAATGATAATAATAATTATTTTTTATTAGATAGAACTAATCCGGAAACTTATTTTAAAACATTTTTTGTAGATAAAAAATTATATGAATATGAAGCATTTAATTATATAAAAACAAATGATTCATATGTGTATGATATATTTAAAATGCTGGATTTAGATTCTATTTGGTTTTATCAAATAGATAATTTAAAATATGGTGGATTTTTTGAATGGTTATATACAAACAATGAATATAAAGAAAATGATTTAGAATATAAACCATTATACATAGAAGATATATCCCGAGCGACCCATGCTTTAACGGATGTTGTATATTCTTTTCCAATAGAACGAATAAAAGAAAAAATGAAATCCGGTGATTTTATAGAAAGAGGACATCCTACTTATTATTATTGGGAAAAATTTGTTAAAGAAGTTATGGTTAATTGGAATTTATTCTAATTAATATTTGGAAAGTATAATTATTTAATGTATATTAGAGTTATAAACAATTACATATGATAAAAATAGTAACAGACACATTGGCTCTAAGAAAGTTAATTCCTACTACAACATTTACAAAAGAAGAACAAGATTTAGCAACCGCTGCATTATTAACCGCCGTAACCGAACACCAGGGGTTAGGTATGAGTGCAAATCAAATAGGATTAAATAAACGAATTTGTGTAATCAATGTTAGAGAAGAACCTTTGGTATTGATTAACCCTACAATTGTAGAAGAATCTGAAGAAAAGATAATGTATTTTGAAGGATGTTTATCTTTACCTAAAACAATGAAAAAACCAATTAAGACAGTTCGTTCTTATGGTGTTAAAGTAAAAGCAGATAACTTTCCTGATGTATTAGATTTTTCTACAAAGGAAAGAAAGCACGAAGATATTAATGCATTATTTGGTGATGTAGATTTATTAGAATCAGTTTGTGTTCAACATGAAATTGACCATTTAAACGGACTAACCATCAGAGATAGACAATATACTGAAACGGTCCGATTAACTGCATTTGCTAAGTTAGGTAGAAACGAAAGATTCATCTTAAAAAAAGGTGATGAAACTCTTTCAGTTAAGAAAAAGAATTTATCAACGTATTTAGAACAAGGATGGGAGGTAGCATAATATGGAACTAATAATAATAATTTTAACTATATTCTTATCCGCAGCCGGTTATGCAATATATAATCTTTTGAATAAATTAGAAAGATACGAAGATGTAATTGCAGCTAACACAGAATCTTATATTCAAATTTTAAATGCTATGAAAGAAATTGATTCAACGGGTGCATTTG